GTTTTGTTTTAACGTCTTGTACTTGACGAATTTGTATATATTTACCACAATTCATCCCCATGTCTAAAGACAGAGGCTTTCTTGTGGTGGTTGTGGTAAAGGGAATCTTTATTTTCATTTCATCACATCCTTTAAAATTGTAGTTTTAATTAATCTTCGTGATGTTTAGGTTTCAAATCTCTACTAATCACATCTGCACACCATTTAAACAACTTATCTTCTGACAAGTGTGTTTGTTTCAAGTTTACAGTATGACTCGCACTTATCTCCTTTAATTTTTCATCATAAAGTATAAATTCATGTACGAAGCGTTGATCCGCATAATCACTATAAGCATCCATTTTAGCAAAGTAATTATGCATTATCGGTTGAAATAAACTGTCAAATACTCTAATCATAAATATCTTATCCGTTAACCGTTCAATAAGCAGATAGCGAGTATAATCTGCTAATCCTCTATCTTCCACTGAAACTGTATCAGATCTCTCATCAAACAAATCATATCTAAATATTGGTGTATTATGATAGTCCTTGAAACCAACTAAAGTAACATCACCATATACTTGAATCTCTTCATCATTATATACAACATAATCACCTAATCCTTGATTAGTTTTAATAAGAAAAATATCTTTTTTCATTTATAAATATTCTCCTTTCACTAATGATCCTCTTTGCAAACATTACACAAAATCCTTCCATCGTCCTCTTTTAATGATATCGCTTTTTTGTCAAGTTTACCACAAACACCACAAATACCACCAACCTGGAGTTGGTTTATTTTTTGACACTCCCCATAGCTAAAGCTAGGGGTTTTACGGCGACTTTTAATAATACGTTCATATTTTTAATATCCCTCCTTATCAATAACCAAAACTACTTTTCCTTCAACAATTATGACTACTTCGCTCTCTAAATTATATTGTTGATAAAGAACCGCTCTATCAAGTTTCATACATAACTCTGTAAAATAATCATCGGTATTAAATCCCCATGTCGCAATAGTTCTTATATAACCCTCTTCCCATTCCCATTCATATCCCTCACGACAATTATCACCTATATTATATGACTCACCTGGCTTCATAGACTTTACGAAAATAAATTCATAATCATTATCAAGAACCTCTTTAACGATGTGTCCATACATTTCAATTGCAACTTCGTCTCTATTTAAGTTTTTAGCTAATCCGCAGCCTTTAACAGCTTTCCAACTTTCAAATCCATCATTCCATCCTTGATTAAATTGATCTATTGCTTTTGCTTCATTAACTGCTTCAAACTCCTTCCTTTTTTCTTCGTTGCCATAAAAACCCCAAAGGAAACCCATTGTATAGCCTTCTCCATATTCATTAAAACCCCATTTAATTGCATCACTTAAGTCTGGATTTATGTTATTATTAATATGGGCATATAGAGCAAGCAAACCCGTTGCATAAATCAATGATTCGTTGTTGTAAATGTTATGAGATCCCCGCACTGGTTTTAAGCCCGTTTTTTCATATGCTTGCTTTATCATGTCAATGTCAATTCTGCTCATAGCTATTACCTCCTAATCCGTTAAAATGTATTTTTAACATATTATAATACTATCCTAGAAAGGATGTGTTGTCATGAGAAAAAGCTTAGAAGATATTAAACACATGGTTGAAATGCGTTTTTACCCCAATCCCATACCAGACGAACTAATCCCTTATCACGCTTATATTCGAGATTGTGGACATTCAATAATGTGTGTTCTGGAGTGTCATCTTTCAGAGACAAATGGTAACTATGATGATTACGAACTTCCCGTGCCAGTTAAATACGTACTTGAAAAAGGATACCGTATCCAAAATGGCTATGTAATTGTGGATGCTGAATACAATGAAGAATATGGCTTAATGGTTGACGATCAATACACTGAATGGTGAAACAGCACCCACAATACATTTTATAATTTAGCAAATCCCAAGAACAAAATAATTACCAAGATAAACAACACTCCACCCAAACAACCGTTCCTTTGTTGCCTTTCTCGCTCAAGATAATGCATAGGTTCACGATAGTAATCATAATCAGAACTGCCTCTTACGTATGTAGGAGGTCTTTTTTGCATGTTGTTGTCGCCCCAATCTTGTCATCTTACTTTCCTACTTCTTATCACCAAATAATGTGCTTCCCTACATAATTTCTTAAATAACTTCATAGCTTTTGAACTATCTAAAATATAATCTTGGATTGTCAATTTGTCATCATGCTTTTCAAGTGTTGTTACAATATACACCAAGTCACCACCTACTATTATATTTCACACAATAAGAGAAGAGAATAAGAGAATCTCTTCTCTTATTGTTGAGTATTCAGCCATTCATCAAACAATTTTTGCAATCCGTCCACTCTGCCTTGAACCATATGTTTTTTAGTATTACCTGCTCCTGTATAACGTTTATATTCATCTCCCTTCTTAATGTTGTCAGCGTAGTATCTCAAAAACTCACCTGCTTTGTCATGATCATTGTTAGTCAACAAGGCAATCATTGGAGGAATATTAATCTTTACAACAAATTTTTTATGTTTCTCCGTAAATACATTGGCTAAAGCATCAAAAGCCGCGCGTACTTTTTGCAGAACTTCATCCTCAATATCGTTTGAAGAAATAGTCTTTTCAATATCCTTGGCTGCAAATGAATTATATTCATATCCCCCAGCCAAAATAATCGATTGCAACACACTCATTTCCATATCAGATTTTCTAACACTTGAAGCAGGAAAATGAGCAGATACTTTGAAAACATGATGATTATTTACTATGTCATACACAAATTCACGGACATGTTTTTGAGCAGACACCAGAGCAAGGTGCTCACGACTTACTGCCTTACCATTATTGAGACGATAAAAAATATCTTCTACAATACTTTCCTCATCGTCTCCATCTTCAAGCTCAATTACTCTAAATGTAATGGTATAGCTATCAATCGCATCTTGCACCTCTTCGGGAAGCTGTTCGAAAGTCAGTCCAGAAATATCATACTCTTCACCTGTTTCAAGTTTCACAGGGTAAAGTTTGGTCAATGACCATTCGTTGTTGCGGAAACTGTTAATCAGCGTTAATCGTTGCTTCCCGTCAATGATATCGTAAATATTCGCTTCTTTTCCATCAATTTCACCCTTATGCTGAATCGCATACACATCTGGAACAAACATAGTCAACAAAGAGTGAATAAGCAATGAAGCATCCTCAAGTTTCCATTGTCCCGATGGACGTTGAATTGGATTATCAAAAGTGATAGATCCCTTTTCAATCATTCTACATACTTGTTTGACATTCCAACTAATTGGTTTCCTAATCAATATTTATTACCTCCTTTTTTCTTCTATAATATATATCGATACGAAAGTAACGAAAATAACAAAATAATAAATTAGTGATATTTTTTCTTTATTTCATCAACTTTTTTATTATACTCGTCTCGTTTCTTTTGATATTCTTGAATGAGTTTAACTTCGTCATCAGATATCCATTGCTCAACATTATCAACATATATCCGATAAGCACCAGATTTTCCATAGATACGACCATTCCATTTACCTACTGGATAACATTCGGGCTTCTTTGGTCTATCTCCAAGCGCCTTAACCTCTTCATCTATTTGTGCCTGGTACTTTGCTTTTTCAGACATTAATTGCTTAAGTGTAATTAGATCAATGTCACGCACTTCATTTTTAATGACTACATTCTCAATTGTCTTTACTTGATCCATTGACTCTTGCATCTTGTCCAATGTGATCATCTTGTACCATGTCTTTCTTGGAGTTCTCCATTCCAACGCTCCTAATACACCACTCGAAGGAGGTTCATCCCACACATAACCCATTTCTTTAATTTGATCCTTAACGTCCATTGTATTACCACTCCATACAAGCAATACAGGCTTATCTGCATGAAATGGCAAAAGAGAGATAGTAATTGTAGGAGGTAGAGCCAATTCTTTTTCTCGCTGCTTCTTACCATAGCATTTTGAGCATTGAGTGTAATTACTTTCCGCCCACTTTTCCCACGAATCAGCCTCACTACGACTACGAAAAGTTCTCTCCTTAGTAAATGTATCACCACATTCAGTACATGTGCAACGTGCTATAGCTTTAGCCATAAATTCACCCTCCGTAAAAAGATTATATCCATTTTTTAATTATTCACCCTCCCAAACACTAGCCACTCTTCCCACTCATCATCTTCCCTTTGCCTGATATCCAAAAAATATTTGTCACAACACTCATCACTACCAAAATAATGATCGTCCACTTTTACAAATTCTTTCCCGTCTTCAATAATTTCATCACAAATCAAGCAAAATTTCATTGTTATCGCTTCATTCTCGATAAGCAATTAAAATACTTTTTTATTCAAAAATTCGGGCTTCCCATCTATCTAAGTAATAATATACTTCAACTTTACAAACGTCACAATCTAATAATACTGAATTTGAAGTATAAGAAACAACTTTAATCCCTTCAGATTCATTTATTTCTTCTATAACCCAATCATCAATTTTACTTGCTCTATAAATACCCACCGAAGGATCATGAGCATTCAAAAAATCATTACAAATATTTTCTTTAATGTCCTTCAAAATTTGTTCTTTGGATTCAGTCATTTTTAATCACTCCTGTTATTTATAATAAGACAGGATAACTGTTAAAGCTATCCTGTCTTTGCTGTTATGTTAAGCGACATCAGTTCGATTAATGCGATACGGTAAAATTAATGTATCATCATCAATCATAAATGGACTATTTTTACCAGGAAATCGGAATGTTACATATTCGTTATTATTATTTTTTAATGCATCTAGGATATAGTTAATATTTGCACCGATAAAAATATCATCTCCTGTTGTAATTGCATTTAATTCACTTATCAAAATGTTTTGCTTATCCCCTGTTTTTGCTAAAAGTTTAATTTTATCTGCTGTTACATCAATTTGAACTAATTTTCTTTTATCTGTTACATCCCTTAATAATTTTAATTCTTCAAATATTTCATCTTTATTTACCCTTGCTTCCGTTTTGAAATATTGCGGAATAATTTTTTTCGTATCAGGATATACGCCGTCAATTAAACGAACCTCAAACGTTATATTTTCAAAAATTATTTTGATATATTTATCATCATCCGAAACATAAAAAGCATAGTCGCCATTATATTGTTTATCTGTACATGTAATTACATAATCTATCGCATACGATGGAATATTTAAGTCTTTTGTATAGTTGTTATATTCCAACATTTTAATAGCTAATCTATGCCTATCACAAGCACTTACCATTATACCCCTAATATTTAATGCGCTCATAGTTGGATTGACGTTTAAATCCCCACAGGCGTATGTAATGCTTTGAACATCAAACATTTTATCTTTACTCAATGTAAAGGCGTGGATGTTATAATTTTTATTTTCATGCATTGGATATAACTTTGCATCAAATCCAGTGTATTTTACGTTACGATTACCGGAATTGACTTCATGATCTGTTATAATCATTCTGTTATCAGTTAATTTAGAAATAAGTTTTATCGTGTCTTTAGTTATTACAATTGATCCAGGCTCAATAATTTGAACATCTTTCAGCTTAATATTCGCTGTTACAGTAAAATCCGTAGTCGTTAATTCAACTTTATCTGTTACTGTTAATTTGATATTACTTAACATAGGATTGCTAGATTTATTAGATGTAATTTTCAGTAAATTTTTAAGTACTGTTTGGATTTCTTTGGTATTAACGATAATTTTCATTTTAACTTCTCCTTTTTTTATATAATTTATTTTCCTTGGGATAATGACGTATTCTCCATAATTATTTTTAAGATGCTAAATCATGTTAAAACAGTCATTTTATTTTTGTAACAAGTGCCGTCACTTCTATTTTTTCAGTATAATTAAATGTTTCTACTTTTAATATTTGAATAATAAGATATGTTTCATCATCGTATTCAAAAATCCCATTAACTGAAAAGTTATCATACTGACCAATCTTAAACACTTTTAATTCAGATAACATGGTTTTATCTCCTTTCCGTTAAAATACCACATTTATCAAAAGTCATATTGCCTATAAAACACATGGAACATTAAATGTCCATTGTTCATTTTAACTGTGTCAAGAAAAACATAATCCCGAATTGATTCATCTGCTATTTTATGACCAGTTCCTAAAATAATTATATCAACAGTTTCAATACTTGTTTCATCTGGATCAACAAGTGCATATAAAACAATTTCTTCATGCTGCACTTTCACTGACAGTATTTTTGAATTCAATGGTAAAATCATTTCCTGCTTTGTTTGTGGTAACAATGTGTATTTCCAGATTGCTTTATTCATCTTATCAACTCCCATTAAAATGTCATTTTTAATTCTTGTCGTAAATCCTCCAAAATTCTTCTTCGCTGATAATTGTTACATTTTCTTTACAGGCTCTTTCCACTTGATTTTCCATTATTTTTATATCACCGTATTCAACACCAGTCCTTACGCCTCTAAGCGAAGTTCCGACAATAGCACCAGACTTTTCCTCCACTACTATTGTTTTACCACTTATTAATTATTGACTTTTTCTTCTTCAATGCGTCTGATTTCTTCCATACTTTCAATGATAATTCTGACACACTCTCTCCGCTTTGTGAACAGTTTTTCAATTTCAGAATTAACTTATTCAATTTCTGCGGCTGTTTCCTTAATGATGTCCTTTCTCATTTCAAGAAATTCCTTACGAAAGTCACCCATTGTTTTTTCACCACCTTATATCTTGAACTCACATTTTATTGAATTTCTCACTCATAATATATATCGATATTACACATCAAAAAATAATAATATGTATGAATCAGGGAAGAGTTTTCCTCTCCCCTGATTATAGCATCAAAGACTCTTTGCAAAAAGCATTTCTCCAGCGATTTCTTCAAGCGCCAAGCGACCAGTGAAGTCATTCTTCTTTCGCTCCCAATCTCTAGCACCTGCAGTTATCGCACTAATAATTCCATGCTTTGTTGCTTCGCTTCGCTGCTCGCTTTTCCAATTATCCAATACTGTTTCAGTCATTCGTTTTGTGATTCCTTGTCGCTTATTTAAACCCAAAATAATCTCTTCCGCATCCTCCACTTTTTCGCTTTTTGAATTAATCATGGTATCAATGTATGCTTCAAACATATCTGGAGTCTTTCCCACAATGTCAGCAATGCGATTATTTACTTCAGACAAATCATAATCGCCAACATGTTTTTTATTTACGATTCGATATTGATCACGTTGATTAATTAATCCATTTGTGCAAACCAGGCGATAAATAATGAATTGAATAGAAATTTTACTACGACCGACTTCTGAATTTCTAAGGTGAATTGCAGGAAAAACAATATCATCAGACACTCCAAATCTAACTTCATGTTCTGACAATTTGCCAATCGACCGCTTCAAATGAGGCATCGTGAAGCGAACATCCAAATAATCGCTTGTTACATTAAAGTGTTCAGTTTTAAGTTGGCTAAAATCATAGTTTCGAATCTCTCCCAGGAGTGGCAAATTGTCCACTACATTATATCGGTCACTGAACACCCCTCTAATGATATGTCTGTCTCCCTCATTGTATGTTCTAAAAAAGATATCCGTATCAGGTCTCAATGTTTCAAGACCTCTTTGAATATTCATTTTGAACACTTCTTGATCTCTTTCAATTTCTCGCAAACTCTTGTCCTGCTTGTCCATCAATTTGAACATATAAGAGGATGGAAGATCCAACTTGGCACAAAACGTCTGTAAACCAGTCTTTGTAAAATCAACAAGCCCAAGTCCTTCAATATGTAAGCTATTATCTCTAATTCCAATATCTCTTGGTTTCTTCAAAACATCTACTTTCTTTTCTTCAAGTTCCTCGAGCTGTCTCATAACTTCTTCAAATTTTTGTCCCAAATCAATTTTTGACATTAAATTCACTCCTTAGTATTATTTTAGTTTTATTATACACTTTTATTTTTAGGTTTCAATATATATTTTATTCTTATTTTCACCTCCATTATATATATCGATACGGCACAATAAAAAATAATGACCGAATAAAATTATTTTTTTATCTGATCAAGTTCTCGCTTTAACCCCTCTAATCTTTTTGAATCACTAACTGATTTTACCCTCTTTCTTTCAATCCCTTCTATTCTTGACTCCAACATTTTTATATAAGTTTCTTTGTTTGTCTCTTTCCACTTAGGCATATATTGATACATGAAATCACTCCAAAGTTTAAAATATTCTTATGTCAACGTCTTAATTATAATAAAACCCCTTAAAATTCACCTTTTTTATTTCATGTTTGCTCTCCATACAATCCATCCGTTTTTATTATTTATTGGATGCTCTACCTTCTCCCACTCCCACCGATTTTCAACACCATAAAATTTTGCTGGAACATCATCTGCACAATAATAATGATCACCTGCCGTAAATACTGGCTTAGATGTCCTGCCATATTGATATCTGTTTTCTTTCACATCGGAAATATCCTAACCAAGTACATTAGCAATTGCTTCTGCTACGCTTAATCTTTTTCTCATTTTCTTAATCCTCCTCTCATTATATATATAATTTGAGAATCAAGAAAATAGGGAAAATATAAAAAAATTTAATATCTCCCTTGATAATCTTTTAAATCTTCTGCTGTTATTTTGCGCCAACCCTCCCAATATAAAGACACATCAATTTTACCATGTTTTCGATCAAATTCCTCAATAATTTCCTCTAAACTTTGAGATTTCCATTCTTCTTTAGCCAATGATATTCAACTCCTTAAATGACTTGTTTTATTGGCTCTTGCTCTGTTGTTGCTCCCACTCTGAAATACTAGGAGAATCCCAACGTGGAGAAAAAGAATCTTCACAATCACAAGTTTCTCCTATATAATTATAACCGCCTTTTGTGTATTGGACTGGAAATTCTGCTCCACAAGAATTACACTCTTGAATATAAACGTCTTTCATATCACAACCTCCATTTCTTTTTAAAAGATTTATTTTAAGGGAAGTATAAAACCTTCCCTTAACATTAATACTCGAATACTGGTGTGTTATATGTAATTCTTTTATAAGTGTTGTATAGTTCTTTCACTTCGTCAATGGATTCACACTCTGACATCCAGTGCATGATTGTACTTTTAATATAAGCGTGTCTAATAGTCACATCCTCGTGCATTTTGGGAAACATTATTTTGCCTTCTTCAAATGCTTCAAGCACCATTTTTTCATACTTTGTTTTTGGTCGTGATCGTTTTGTCTTGCTTTTATTATCCTTTGGTAAAAAGTCTTTCAATCTATACTCGACTGGTTTTCCAGCCAGTAAAGATTCTTTAACATGTGCTTCATATCTTGCATGTGCGGTCGTTTGATTGTTGTTCATATAAGATACCTCCAAGTCATATTTTGAACTCATCTTATATATCGATATCACATACTTAAAAATAACGACAAAATAAAAATCATTTTCCATAGTTCATAATGCTACTATAAACATCTTGATTATTACCGAGAATAAATGATAGTTCATTCTGCAACTTCTTGTCGGTCTTAATTTTGTTTAGTAATTTGAGATCAACAAAACCATGTGTTAAGTAACCATAAATAAGAATATTCAATGCACGTATAGTCTGATATAAGCAATACATGTATTCAGTTCCTGTCTGGTCTCCTTTAATCATTTTAATTACACCAAACCCTGCCTTTTTAGCATTCGCATGATTTACTTTATCTGAATAACTCTTCTCATATCTATAAGCCAAACACACATGCTCATCAAGTACATCTTCTTCAAACAAAATATCGCTTTCCTTTACTCCTTTAATCAACGCTTGATCTTTAGAAAGATATTCATTACCTTTAATATCCCAGAATGAACCAGAGACAACTTCAAAATCATAATTTCTTCGATGAGGATCAATCGGAATTACAACCAATTGTGGCTCATCATAAACTTTGCCTTGATTGATTCTCCGATGAAAATTCAACCACATTCTATATTTTCTCTCCTTTTTGTCTGTGTATTCTTCTATCATACTATATCTGCATATAATCCACCACAATCACAATCATATTCCAAATTGTAGCTACAATTTGATTATTGCTAGTTATTGCTTTCATTTCCTTTCCTTCAATCCATAGTCCATGTTTATAACACAAAAATGTTAGTTCTTCAAAAAATCATTATTCGTAAAAATCATCTCTTTTAAATCATTATTTTTAATGCCTACATACCATATATCGATATGTAGGCATTAAAACAATCATTAATTAATCATTATACTTATACAAATATGAATTATCATAATTTACAACATATTCACCATCTCTGTTTTTCGTTACTCTGCGCTGTAGAGTCTGATCATTAACAAAATTGTCGCGCAAAGGTTTTTCATCTTCAATTTTTATCTGTTTGATATTTACTGATTTAGATGTTGTTTTTATCACCTGGAACGCTCTATAAATAAACTCCCTCGAACTTCCCTTATGAAAGATTTGAACAACGACATCGCCAACTCGAAAAGGATTATTTAATTCCTCCTTTGGTTCTACCCATCCTTCAGGAACCTTAACTTCCTGAATCTCTGCATATGAATATTTTAAAGTGAATGGGGCATGAGGTGATTGTACTTCAACCGTTTTTGGATTAGTTTTAACGACAATATACCAACGACCACGTATTTTTACTTCGTAACCAACTTTCAAATTATCTTTGTTGTATTGAATCCCTCCAAGTTCATCTAACGCATTTTGAAAGAATGCCAGTTTGTCAATTTCATACTCCATTTTTTCAAGCAAATCATCAAGCCATCTTTCATTTTGACGTTCTTCAGCTTTAACGATCGCTCTTTCCAAGTCTCTAATGCGCTTGCTTGATTCTTCAATCCGATTACTCAAGTATGCTCTATTATTAAGTTGTACATTACTTGCGGTGACTTGAGCAACCGCTGCACGCTCACGGAAATATTCGCTTTTTCGATATTCTTCAAATCCTTTATGATACCGATCCAGCACCTTCTCTCGTTGTCTTGTAAAGGCTCTACCTTTACTACTATTAATGTTTGGTTGTGTCAACCACGACCAATCTTTACGTAGCTCATTAAATTCGCTTTGTAATTTTACTGCTCTTAATTCAGCGTTTTCTGCATATTGCTCGTAACGCTCTGCTCTTGCTTCTGCTTTTTGAGCCTTGCTCTCTAACTCTTCTGCATATGATAGACGTTTACCAATTTTCCCACCGTCAGAAAAGCCTAAATTTTTTGCTGTTCTAATAGCTGAATAGTGATCATTCTTGCTTTTTGAAACCCAAGCACTAGCATAACGACTAAAATTAAAAAATCGTTTTAGTTCGGCTTTCTGGTCGCTTGGTAGATTCTGATACTCCTCTTTTGAAAAACGTAGCTCAATACGTCCAGTTTCTCGATTGAGAATATACTGCCTATCTGTTGCTGTTGTCATGCTCACTCCTCCTATTTTGACACTCCCCATAGCTAAAGCTAGGGTTTACGGCGACTTTTAATAACTTATTAATTAATATATGCGAAAATAATGTTAACACCATATTCATTTAATTTCTTAATCTTTTCTTCAATACTGTTAATAGTCTCTTTATTACCAAGTTCGTAGTAACTTTGACTGATAAAACTGTAAAATTTATTATCTGAAGAAACATAAAAATAATCATCAGCAATTTGATTCAGCTTCCCTTTGAACTTCATATTCAGATCGACTCTATCCCTAAAAGGCAACCCCTTGACCCTTCTAACGTCATTTATAACTGCAACTGTTTTACTGTTTTGCCTTGCGGTTATACTATTGTCGCTTAATTTAAAAATCATATTGTTCATGTCTAAATTACCGATATCTTGTATCTTCATTGCTTATTCCCCCTTGTTTTCGTCTAATTTATATATCGATATGAGGATGGAAAAAATAATAAAAGTTCAGTAATGTCATTAAAATCATATAGTTTTAATTAGACTCTATCCACCAAATTCACAGCCTCCGAAAATAATAAGCAAGAGAATAACGTAAATTGCTAGATTTAAATAACCCTTCCTTTCTTCTCGTTCACGTTCATAATATTTTCATTGGCCTTCTGCAGTAATTCATAATCTGAAGTACCACAAACGTATTTAGGTGGCGCGTCCTGCGCCCATTGTATTTCATGAAACAGTGCTTCCCTTTCTTTTTTCAAATACCAAACAGCCTTGATCCCTACACATCTTAATGAATTGTCGTTTTTCTTCATCGTTAGAAAAATCATATTCCGTAATAACTATTTGCCCTTTCCAATTTTCAACGACGATGACGCTCATTGCACTCACTCCTATTCTAATAAATTGCAAACTGGTTACTTCCACTTAAATTTTCACTTCAAATTTCATCCCATTCACCTGTAATCAGCACCAGGCTGTAATTCATCAGCAAATGATTATTCTTTAACCTGGATGCCCAGGCTCGACGTTGACCACTGAACAAAAAAGCACTCATTAATTCAGTCTTTTGTTGATCAGACAATGCTTGATATTCTGCTTTTGTAAAATGTAATTCAATCTTACCTGTTTCACAATTCAATATATATTGCTTCTCAACAACAAGATTTGTCATATAATATTCATCCTTAAAAACAAACATAAAGAGGATGGATTATAATCCACCCTCTTATGCAGATTCTTGAACATCATATTCGATAACTTCGCATTTACTCAATAAATTCAAGCCCTTTCTGTTTTCATAACTTTTCTCGGTAACATAATGTTTTTTACCGTCTGCGGTTCCAACCAAAACAACACCTTCTTTTTTGGTATGCCACGACCCCCAAGCTACCACAATTAAATCTGGATCTTGATTCTTTCTCATTTCTTCCTCTCTTTTGTTGTCTAAATAAATTTGATATTGTTCATCAAGTGGCTTCACTCCAATAGCAATAAGATAATCGGGGTTCCACAAACTCAATGACTTCATCAGCGAAAGTTCAATTTCATCTTCCGTCTTGTCTTTGTAAAATTTATTCCATAAGTGTCTTAATTCATAAACTGGAATGGCATAGTCACAATCTTCCTCATATGTAAAATAATCATGATATCTCACCCCTTTTTTTCTAGCTTGTTTTGAAAGATATTGTTCTGCAACATCCTTACGAATCATTATTCCCCCATGACCTGCTGTATCGACTACAACAATTCCATCTTGAATTGTTTTTCGATGTTGAATACTTCCCCAAGGTGAATATGAAAGATATGCGCTCATTATATTACCTCCTCAAGTGTGTTCAATATGATATTTTCTTATTCTTCTCCCACTTTGCATATTGTTTGTTGCTCTGGTGTATCTGGAATGTCTTCTAATGCATATGTGTTCAAAATTTCTTTTATTTCTTCTTGTCCTTGTTCGTCAATATCATAAACCGCCTTTAAATATGCTTTGAGTTGCTCGTCCGTCCAGCCACAAGGTTTTCTGACACCAGCTAAATGTTCATAAAAATACTTGACGTGTTTTCCTAGTGGATTTTCCTTCCATGCGTCTTTCCGTTGAACGTCTATTCTTCCCTTGTGTATTCTGCCGTCCTCCCATTCAATTATAAAGGCGGTTTTTGTGTATCCCTCATTGTGTGAATGTGCTGCAATTTTGAAAATAATTTCTTCTGCTTCTTTGAATGTATTAACTACTGTATTATCTTTGACAATATGAGAAGCTTCTGTCCATTCAAAAATAATTTGTTTAACTTTGATTTTTTTCATTTGTTAAACCTCCTAAAAATTTTATTGTTCATAACCTAAAATTTTATAATCTGCTGGAATAGTGAAAAATACTGCTGGATACTTTGATACAAAATGCCCAGCAAATTTTTTAACAACTCCATTCTTTTCAGCAATAACTACACATTTTCCGTCTTTTAGTTCGTTTATAGTTTTCATTTTTAAAACCTCCAATATTGCTTTTCAATATATCTATGTTGCTCATATGTAAGCCTCATCTTTGTTTTTCCTTTGATTTAATTTACTTTCATTATATATATCGATATGAACGAAGGAAAAATAACAGTTTTTTTATTTTTTTTTCTTGCATCAGCTAACCCCCATCATAAGTTACTTTAAAATTCTATTTTTATTCAGAAAACAAGATTAGGCAGATCGGCTCTGCCTATACTATTTTGCACCGTGTCAGTTCTGTTAGTTTCACTCCTTTATATTCTCCATGCGCCTTGATTGTGCCTGTAATAATTAACTCATCGCCTATATCATAATCAATTAGCGCGTTTTGAGTTTTCCATTTGTATTGATTGCCTTCTTCATCAATAAAGATGTGAATGTAATTAAGTTCACCATAATAACTATAATTTGTTTCATAAGTGAACTGATTATACAATTCAACCTTAACTGTTATTCTGTCTTTGACATTGCCGACATGCTTACTTGCTTCTGCAATTTCACGCTCAATCTCTCTTTGTTTTTCACGCTCCATATCCTTTTGATACGCTATGTAAGCATAAGCAACCAGACCGCTACTTTTTGCGTATTCATGGGATAACGTTGACTTAATGTTACGCAAAAAATAATCGTCAAAATCACGACTAGTAAAGTAGTCAATAACCTCTTGCGCCTTATTAATATACGGCTCATAGTAACGCTTTTCAATGTTGTTCCATGCTCTTGTTTTTGTAACTTCCTTCTCGTATCCGTGCATCTCGATCTCCTGGATGCAGGAGGCGAGATAAATTAAAGTTTCTTCGTATTGCCAACTGTTATTAATATATGAGCCATCAATTTGTGGCTTTTCGTTAATGACGATAGTAGCATCTTGATATGCTTGGATCACGTCCAGGCAATCAATGCCTGTATACTCATGTAAGCATGTCATGCCGACTTGAATAATGTCACCTGTGATATTATCAAGTAGCAAAACTGTTTTGTTGCGATGTCTGTTAATATTGCAATGATTGCAGCGACTTGGTGCATGCCTGTATTGCTCAATGTCTACATGGTCATACTCTAACGCATGTATGATATTTACGTTTTTATCATCTTTAGTTTTGCCATGCTCGATGATTGCTATTACCTTGTAATCACCAAGTTTTAAAGGTTCCATTTCAAAACGATAGGTTGCAACTTCTGTAATAATTTCCTTTGTCTTCGGCTGGAATTGCCATGATGGTATGTTGTCATGATTCGTCATGTCTACTACTTTAACGCGTTCTGGATGCATGCTAATAAGTTCAAACGTCCAAGACTTGCCGTGCTTGTCAAGCTTTTTTGTTATACGGTTGATGCGCTTTTTTAGTTTGTGAAAGTCAGTTGACAAGCATTTATATATACTCATTCGCTTCCCCTCCTAAATGCCTTGTTATTATATATATCGATATAAGATGGGCAAAAATAATAAAAAATAAAGAAATAAAATTTTTTTTACTCACTCTAGCAAGCGCACAACTCATATGTTATGCGCTTGAACAATGAGTAAAAAGGAGAATGTGAGCGACAACCCTATTTGCTCTGTATCACAGTTTTGCCCATTAAAATCTACTCCTTTACTTGACAATTTTGTAGCCAAGGAGTACGATAGGTTTGTAGGTTGTCGCACTCCTTGCAGTGCGTGGATTGTAATAAATTTGTTATTCCTTGCATTAGCAGGGGTGATCCGTTTGGTTCATAGTTAATCATTAACTTACAACCTTTTTCGGATCGTTGCTCCCCGAACTGTCGGGGCTAAGGCGCACCTCATGGTGCGCTTTCTCATATTTTGTCTCGTGCGCTAATAGAAGCAGTGCCTAATTTGCTCCATAGCTGCCCTGTCTCGATCTCGTAAAATACAACTCCGCCAGTCTCGTCATATTGACGCTTTATTTTGACTAGACCGCGCTCAGGGTGGCAGCCAAGCTCCCTTGTCAATCTCCCAGGATGTCCGCCAGTCGATCCGTCACACGGATCAGAACAGACCCACTTCAAACCCTCGATAAATTGCTCCTTCGTAACACCTGCGTGCCGACTCCAATCAGCAAAGATTCGACTCTTTCCTTCTTCTACAAGCTTGATTTTCGTTTTTAGCATACGCATTCACTCCTTTGTTTAAATTTACTCTATAGACGAAGTTTTTCATAGTATATATCGATATGAGAAGATAAATAATAACGATTCTACCCTTTATAAAGTGCATAAATTTATTGACTCTTTATGCACTTGAAAAAGATAGAATTATTTTTCACTCCGTTTCCACTCTTGATAAAGTTTACTTTCTGAAATCTCACCCCGAATCAACTTAAATGTATCATCAATCATTTGTTGGTATTGATCTTTATCATACTCCTTGATAACCTTGGACAAACGATATTTGCCATCGGGCAGCGTTTCATGGTTATACGTCACATGTGATTTAATCACCTTTAGTTTAGACATGGTATCCCTCCTATCCAGGTTATATATGTATGATTATAACATTGATAGTCATATTTGTTTAGCAAGTTCTACAAGTTTGTTAAATTGAACTACACTGTAATATACATCCTCTGGATCAACTCCTTTCCATTCCTCAATGTTTTGTGTCATTACCTTAATAAGCTCAATTGCTCTTACTTTAACTTTGCGGGCTTCAGGATATCGCAGATCAATTAATTTCCTAGCTTCTTCATTTTGATCTTTGGAAAATAACATCTGAATTTGCCGGTCATCTAAAACGGCTACGCGTTGTTGTTCAGCATTAAGATATGCACTCAACGCCGTTTTAATCGCAGTTCTGTCCAGTAGTGTATACAAAGTCATGTACATTCCCTCCTTTTAATCGTGTTATTATATTTTATATCTGTAAAGAGGCTCTTTGTCAATGATGGATAAAACATCATGAAGAAAACCACGATTAAAACTGACATATCTTGTTGTTTTAATAGTGGCAGAATCCGTTTTGGACGTGTTATGCATAATATTGTCCATGTCAATATCAATCCAACCATCATAAACAAAAAATGATTCATAAGGGCAAATTCTTGTTCCGTATAATGATCGTTTGCGTTTTGGTCTATGGAGAATATAAAGTGTTTCTTCATACTGTGCGTATGGTTTGATTGTTATACTGTGAACTGTTGTTTGAAAATGAATTGGGAAGCCAAATTCAGAAAATTTAACGATAGTGATTTTCTGTCCTGGTTGAATACTTTGAAGCGCAGGATAAAATTCACTTTTAAGATTTTTGTATTCCTGCAGAAGTGAATCCAGTGGAGAATTGACAAAGATAGAAGCAGCTTGTTCAATCAATATTCTTGTAACGTTGATATTTTCGGCATCAAGCATACGGAAAAAAGTTTGCTTGACTTGATCCTTTTGTTCATCGGTCAAATCTTTGTAGTGTTTTGAATCGACCGAAAAAATTGCTTCGCCTAACAAGTCGGATACAAAATCAAGCGTTTCATTAACAGAGACGGTCATTGTTTATTCCTCCAGTGTTATAAAGTTATCCCTATAATATATATCGATATGAAACGTATTATATTAATAATATTTTATTATTTATCGTCAGAAAAATAAGGGAATCGAATGATTAAAGGATAAAAGACAATAGCAAGGATCAAAAGTACACCGATGATTTTTATAGGTATCACTCCTTTTTTACACATAAATATATTGCCCAGGTACGAAACCTGGGCATGATCATTTATTAGACATAAATCGTATTTCCTGCACCGTCTTCCCAACCGTTTACGTCTTCCCCTCTGTCAAGTGCGTCAATAATGTTTGTTTTTTAAGAGAAGGATAAACCTTCCCTGTTATGCTGTTAATGTATATCTACATACTCAGGATCATAAAACTTTCTAATTATATCATGTGCCGACATATTGATTAATTTTTCTCTTTGTGGAGACATTGACGGATATTTTACTAAATCGCTTAAAACCTCCTCTAATCGCTTGTGTGCGTAGTGACTGTGATGATAAAATGTTAATTGTTTTTTTGCTGCATTTATTGCATCTTTCCATAATTCAAAGGGAACAGGTGTTAAATCGATCATCCATTCGTCAATATTCCAAAATTCATCCGGCATACGTTGAAAAGACAATTCATGATTCCATAATGTTGTTACTGTTCCATCCCAATTAGGAGTTACATAATGATATTTGTCTTTCTTGGATACTTCTGCGCTAACATCAATAAAAAATGGATTTTTGCCTTTACTTTCCCATTCCTTATGATACGATACTCTAGCTTTACGATTTTTCCATTTTAGCATTATTTTTCAACTCCTGTTATGTTTCGGGATAGTTATATTGTGGAACGTTCAATTTCTTCATAGTCCGCAAATTTTAGTGACGTTTAAGCCAATAACAACGAAAACGTTTATTAAAGATATTACAAACATAATATTAGCGATTGTTAAAGTGATTCCCATTTTTGTTATATAACCTCCTGTTTAACAGTCTACAAACAAATTAACTTTCGTTTGTAGACTGTTATATTTATTTTTTATGCAGTTTCTGTTTCTTGCTCTTGTTCTTGTTCCTGCTGGACTAATGTTAAAACGTAACGTTTGGCGGTTTCTAGCGTGTCTTTAACTGTTAAAGTTGTTTCAATCTTTAACGAATAATCTTTTTGATACATTCGCTACCGAAAGCATACGTTGATTTTCGATCATCTTCGAAAAAATAAATATGCCTAATTTTTTTATTGCAATAATTGCAATGATGTTCTATGAAGTCTTTTTCTTCCGCAATAAATATAACTGGAATATTGCCGGCAATAGAAACGTAATTATACTGATTGCCTTTTATAAGTTTCATTTTTGCTACAACTCCTTTTTAATTGCGCTCTACTTCTTTACTATTGTCTATCCTCACCTGGGCATGATCATTTATTAGACATAAATCGTATTTCCTGCACCGTCTTCCCAACCGTTTACGTCTTCCCCTCTGTCAAGTGCGTCAATAATGTCTTGTCTGTCATCTGTTCTATTTTTTATTCGTGTTAAAATCCTGCTTTTAACCGCTTTATGATAATGCTGCAATTGCTTTATTAATATTGTCAACTCCATAATATCGTGGATATACAGCATAGCGCATGCATTCAGATAAAAACGGGTTAGTTATGCTTATTCCATTGTAAGAGAATAAAACCAGTTCTTTATTAGTGCAACTGTTAAACCTTTCTGTTAGTTCGCTTTCTAATTTTTCTATTACCGTTATATCATCTATTGTTTCTTCCTTTCCTGTTTCGCTGTCAAAATAACGTATCATGTCATCGTTCTCCGACTCTCTAAAAGACTCGTCAACAACAGCAATTAAAACACCGTCATAGTCTGCTGGTGCTGTTGTTATTGTGTAATGTATCAATTCGTCCAATGACTCGTAAATACGATCGTTGTCGCTTGTATTACCTACATGGTAAAAGGTTAAACCGTTGTAATATAACTTGTCTGTTAGTTGCATGTGATTACCTCCTATAAGTGGATTATATCGCAACCTAGACCGCATATAAAGCGGTCTAACGCTCATGGCTTAATGCGCTGTTTAGTGTCGCCTCCTCCTAATATATCATCTAGATATTATATCGATATCTGCTATTTAAAAATAAAAAAGGAACAGACGGCAACATGATTAATTTGTTACCGCCTATTCTTTGTTTGTTTGAATAATCACCATTGATTCATGAGGATAGATGATTGATTTGCAATTGTTACACTCCAGTGCTGTTATATGCACGCTGTCATATGGTTTTTGAATTTTGGTAAACCCTCTATGGCCGCATTTAACGCAAAGTGTACCAGTATGATTCATTTAATCACTCCTTTGTTATTCGTATTTGACCACATTTAATTTAACATATAAGTCTATCAATTTTATGTTGTCATCAACTACAAAACGTCAATCTTCAATTGTACTTATTATAGCAGTTTATTAATAACTGTTACAATATGTATGTGACGCTTTACACCATCAATTGCAACTACAACTTCCTTGTTTTTATCCACTCCTGTTATTTTATATTTGTAACCCTTAAAAACTTCGTCGTATCGAACATCGACAAGCTGCATAGGCTTATGAAGTGCTGTTAAAACATCGTCATATGTAATATTACGTTCATTCATGCGCTGTTCAGCATGTTCTGTTACATAGATATTATGAAGGTTTCTTGATAAGATCGGCAGCACTTGAAGCAGTTGCTGTTCTGTTAACCTTGGAGTGGACATTATATCACTTCCCTTCTGTAATCCTCTATAACATATATCGATATAAGAAACGACTATTTAACAATAAACAAAAAAAATAACCCATAACAGACGATTGATCTGTTATGGGTTAAATAAGACTTAATTTATGTTATGAATTACTGTATAAATATGATTCCTTTTCAACGGTTGTTATGGTCTGGATACTATCAACATCCACAAGCTTAAAAAGCTTGTTGTATGCATTAACTGTATTATTTGCAGTAATAACATGATATTCTTGACTCCCGTTTATGTATCGGACAGAGAAAAGGTAGTCATATTCAAGCATGCTAAACCTCCTGCTGTTAATTTATTTTTAATGCTATCATAATTATATGCTTTTGTAAATATTTTATTTTTACATCCTCACCTTATTTTATTATTGTTACATAAAAACAAAAAAAAATGCCTTGTGACTGAAACGTGATCAATCACAAGGCATTATGCATTAAAAATCTACGTTTTTAAAAAAACAGTTAAACGATTTTGAGCATAGATGATTACATATAATTGCAAGGTTTTTATTCATACTGTTTAACCAAGTGTTAATGTTTGATAGCTCGTCCCATTCATAAGTAATGATCAATTCTCGATCCTTAACGTTCAATTTTATTTTAGTCTTGCTTGTTATATCCTTGTCAAATAAAACAGGCTTCTTAACTTCCTGGGTAACAATATTGATAATATCCTTCTTATATTTACGTATTGTTTCGTCGAATGTCAGCTCTCTCTCTTGATCGTAGTAACGTTTAGCGACTGGGCGAATGTCAATAATGATTGATTTTGAATGCATTGTTATCACCTTCCCCTTATGTGTCTAGTGATTATCTCATGACTCGTTGTTATACATTTTATCTATATTATATATCGATACTATGTCTTAAAATATAACAACAAAAAAACAAAAAAATTCCTCACGGCGCAGATTAACCTGCACCGTGAGGAATAGGATGTTACAACAGGACAACCTTAGCAGACCACATGCCACCACGTTTGCCCAGTGTAATTTGATATTTTACACCTGTATCAGCAAGACGAGACAACATGTTATAAAATGATTTGCGATTCCCGTTATAATTAGTAGTTGCGTTTGCAGCAAACGAACGAAATGCGAGTGTGCCTGTAGCAAACAGTTGACGCAGAAAATACGATTGCCTCCAACCCTTCGCGACTACAGAAACGATTTGATTGATCTGCTCATCCGTGTATTTTTGTTGCATATGTATTACCTCCTGTTACATAAATTTTATTTTCATAATATATATCGATACGAGAATAGAAAAAATAAAAAAGAAACAAAAAAAAATATTGGCTATAGTCTGTTAGACTATAGCCAGAGAGTCATTGATCATAATTGATACGCCTTCTTGCGACATTTCACGTTTTATGTACTTTGCCATTTTGATGAATTCATGAATGTCAGCTATTGATACTGTTGTTAAAGTAACCGTTACAATGATTAGGTTGTCATATACAACCCTTTGCAAGTCGCTACTGTACCACGTCCCAATGGCGGTTGATATATTATATCTGTTATATTTTTCTTTTATTCTTGGCAGGATATTGTTAAGTATTTCCTGTTGTTTGTTTGTGTTTTGAGTATCAATGTTGGTTGTATCTGGTACAAACAGCGATATTTTATTTTCACTGTTATTGAGTGCTATATAATCCGTTTTAGCGATGTTTGACCAAGCTTGGCCTGTCAAAAGATTTTTTGTTGCACCTCCATGCTTGATTGCAGCTGTTTCCAGGTTGTTAACATGTACTCGATCAGATAAAAAGAATGAAATATCATGAAAACGAGTATAGGGAATAGTATTAGACATTATGTATAACCTCCTTATTGCAATCTTGTTATATATATCGATATGAAATGAGGAAAAATAAAAAAAAACACAATAAAAAAATAACAAAAAAATACTGTCGCTATGACTTAATATCATAGCGACTGTAAAATTTAGTCATTAAGGATTTGGGCGACTTGTAATTTAATTTTGTTAAGGCGATACTGGACGGATGACAAACTGACTTTTTTTGCTATCTCTTGCATTGTGTAACCCTGTAGGTAAAGTTTAAAGATTTGATAATCGCTATTTTTAAGAGTCATTTTGATCGACATCATTGTGTCAGATATGTGCGTAAATGTCGGGTGTGATAAACGTTTATGATGCTCGTATCCAACGATGGATTTGCGGTTGCCGCTCTTATCTTTGGTAGTATGACCGATTGCAGACATGTGGAAGCGATGAAGCCGTCTCTGCTCTTTTAGTATAAAGTCAATTGTAAGCATTTTGATCGAGCCGTAAAAGTATTTGTCAATGTCTTTAAAGCGTTTAGATGCTCTGTCATAGTCGAGCGTATATTCGAGGATGTCTTGATAGATATCGTCAATGTCAAGATAGCTTGATTGCTTGATGTTACGTGTCAAAATTGTGTTAGCAATGATACGCTTGACTGCCTTCTCTTCTTTCAAAATGCGATCTAAGATAGGATTTTGAGACATTTTTCATCATCCTTTACTTTTTATTTTTTAGAGTGTATTTAATCACTCCATCAGACACATGATTCTTATATGATCATGTGTCCTGTGCAGTGATCAAATCTGATCTGTGCTATGTGTGTTATTATATGCTTGTATTGCATTAAAATGATCTTTTGTAACAAGATGCAAAGAGTAGCCAGACGCCGCTTTTTCTAAAATTACATATCCTGTTAAACAAGTTCCAACATAAATGTCGCGGTCATCACGACTACTAATTTTTTTTGCGTTGTAGTAAGCTATAGTTTCTTCAAATGTTTTTTTTCTCATTTTTTTTATCCTCCTGTATTTTTTTTAGAGTGTCTTAATCACTCCATCGCAAGCATGATCATGACAAGATCATGCTTGCTGTGCAGTGATTAAAGCTGATATAAGTGATGAGTCTTGTTGATTACATCATATTCCACGATGTGCAAATCTTTTACGCCGGTTTGATTATACAGCGTACTGTAGACCATGTTTGCCTCGTCTGTATCTTTGCACTCAATTTTTTCGATTTGTTCGGTGTATTCGTCGTAGTACGTGACGATATAGATATTATCCACTTTTTTCACCTTCTTTGTTTATTCTATTTTACTGTAGTATATATATTCGACCTGTACGAAATGATTCCTTCTTTTTTAATGATTTTTTTTATTTTTTATGCATATTATTTTTTATCGGTTTTTTAGTATGTGATAAATAATGTTTATTATTTGTTTGCGATGATGTTTGAGTGTATATGAGTATATATGAATAGATGTTCATGTATTGCTGCTTTATTTTATATGCTGCTGCTTTATTTTATATGAATAATTGTTCATATGTTTGTGATATTTTGGTTTTTATTTTGTATGAATGTATGTTCATATATTGGAGTTATGACTTCAAGCAGTGGCGTAATGTTACCACTCGATTTTACAGGATTTCCCATTTTTTATGTTCGCTCTTTGTTCGTATTTTTAATATATTTATTAATTCCTTATATTTCCTTTTTCGTAGTTGATCATGCCAGGAGTCGCTTTTTATACTCGGTTGACTATTTCCCACTTTCTTCCTTTATGTTCCCATATCGCATAGTATCGGCATATTTTGACCATTCTTGACCATGCAGGGGGGATAGTTAACATGCGAACAACTGTTCGTTCAGTCAGCTGAGTGGTTAGCACGTAAATCCACACACCAAATATAAAATACCATCGATTTACCAAAAATAACCTCAAAATTATACAAATTACCTCAAAATCACATCGTACTCATAATCGCAAAAATCCAATAAACACAACAAAAACATCCCCTGCTTAAAATCACTAAAATCCCAATAACCAATCCATACGTCCCAATATTCCTTATCCTAAAGCCAAAAAATCGAAACGTTCAAATCAAATTCCCACTCAAAAATCATCCTAAAGCCTACTAACACAACAAAAAATCAATCTTGCCACCCTAATTAGCGAAATCTAATATTTCGATCATATTCACCTATCGATTACTCCAGATCCAAATCCATATTAACTCATCCATGATAACCCTCTATCTTCAGTATACCTAAACGTCACATACCCATTTTAAACAAAATATAAGGCTTTTACAGACGTTTTCATATCAACAGGGTACACTTCATCCCAAATTAAATGTCAACGTCTATAAAAGCCTCTAAATTGATTATTTATAATTTAATACATAATCGCTAATTATATTTTTAAAATCTTATACTTGTTTAGCTCCATACAACCTATACCATTGTGCTTTTATATCTTCTCTGGGTCTTGTATAATACACATTCTTATGCTGCCTATACTCTCCTTTTTCTTGATAATACTCTCCTGGAATTTTCCATATTCTCGGTCTAAACGAATCAGAATTCATTTTATCAAGAACTCGATCCAATGTATAACGGCTAGTATTTGTAATTTCACTCCACTTGTTATATGATATTGCTTTTCCTTCAGAGCCATTGGTATCAATATAGCAATAAATAAAATATTCTAAAGGGTGATGAAATTGATCAAATAAATCATAGGCAATGGTATAAAAATCATACTCTGCTCTGTCTAAAAAATGAATGCGTAGCAATTCATTATTTTTTGCTGTTTTTATATCTTTATTGATTTCAAGATATTTTGTTTCACATAAGTTGCTTAGCAGCTGTTTGATTTTGGTTTTATTTCTGGTGTCATTCCCCTTCGCTTGAATTGTCATAAATTTGTATGGACACAATTCACTTATTCCATCAACGTTAATAGCAATCAAATGATCATAGATACTTCTCCATCGGTAAAGCAAAGAATACAGATATAGCTCATCAGGAAAAAGGCATCTGTCGTTCTTTTTATTTGGAAAAACACGTTTCGGAATAAAGATACAACTATTCAATGCTAATTTTCCCCTCCATTATGCGAAAAATTAAAGGTGCATACACGAGTTTGCTTTATATTTTATATATATATTTTTATATATATATTATATATATATATTATATACTTGCAGGAAATTGATCAAATTTGATCAGAAAATACACACTTTAAAAAACGCAAAAAAAATTGACTGATGGAAATTCCACCAGTTTTTAACATTCTCTTTTCCTGCTCTCTGCAATCATTTTTCTTGCTTCTCGTTTAAGCTTAATCTCCAAGATATCTCCGTTTAAACTATTCAGCAACTCAATCAATTGTTCCTTGGTCAATTGTTCATAAATATCCTCTTCAAAGTTTTCAAAAGCAGCCATACCCATTATGTTTTCTTGGCTTTGAATATAATGTCTATTCACAGTTTCGAGATTTTCCCAATTACCCTGCTTAGATACAACAAAAGGATTCCCGTTGGATAATTTACTCGCTGACATGGCTCCAGCTTTTCTTAAACTGTGAAAAGTGATCCCCCTTTTAGGATCTAATCCTGCTTTTTTAACTAAACGCTTGATCATGTCATTTAATGCTCTTGGGCTAATCTGGAAGACATAATCATCATCAGAATAACCATATGCCTTTTTCAAGCGCAGCATAGGTTCAATAGCTTCAGCATGTATGACTTTTTTAATCATCTTGCTTTTATCTTTGGTTATATGACCTTCTTCGTCTACGTCTCTAGGTTCAATCCAATATTTGTTTGGATCAATTTCGTCTCCTCGTAGATCTCTATATCTGATTTTCAACAAGGCATTAATTCTCAGACTCGTCCCATAGGCAACTTCAATAATCGCCTTTTTCATGATGGGATCGTGTTTTTCTTCAAGAGCAAGCTCTGCCAATTTCATAACCTCGTCATGATGCAAATACCCTGTAGACAGTGTGTCATCAGGTAAACGGTCTACAATGACTGCATCTGGATTAACATCAAAATCATTGCGCTTTAGATATTTGTATAAGCTTCTTACTGCTGTAAAAGCATTATTTACTATTGAGTTCTTATAGTTTTTAGACAAATATTCTTGATAATCTACTACTTCGCTATTTGTTACTTTCAAGTCATTTTTGGTTAATTCATGAAGTTCTTTACCTCTAACTACTTTAAAGAACATTTCAATGTCTCGCTTAAATTTTTTTGCGGTATTTTCACTACTTCTAGCCTTTCCTTTTAGAAAACGCATTATATGTTCATAAACATAGTCTTGGTCTTTTGAGTGTGTTGTATAAAGAACAGGTAATTGCACAACGTTCATGATAAACCTCCTTTTCGTTTATTTTACCCAAATTATAAGAAAAACAAGCCAAATCGTCAATGGAGTGAAATATAAATTTATTGATTATTTATATTATCTGTATTATAATTAAATTACCACAACCACCACAAGAAAGCCCCTGCCTTTAGGTATGGGGATGAATTGTGGGAGTGTCAAAGTAGAGCATTGAAGAATGCTCAAACTTAGAGAGATAAATAAGGGGGTGATAAGAGAGAGATGTTTGTTCAACAACATGGTGTGTATTGCATTACAAATTTGGAGACGAATCAAAGATTTATCAGTACTACAAAAAACATATATACATACAAAGAAACTCTGGTTAAGAAATTAAACGCCAATCAACATAATAACAAGCGATTACAGAACGCTTGGTTGACATACAATCTTGAAGATAGGGAACGAGTGTTTGAGTTTGATGTATTAGAACTAGTTGATGATTTTGAATCGCTACCTCAAAGAAAAGAGTATTGGATCACTTATTACAGAAGTAATGAACTTCCATATGGATACAATTTAGAGGTTTATAAAAGACCTTGGGAGAAAGAAAGGGAGCAGTGGCGAAAAGAGAAGTCATGGGGTGTTGATGGTGATATCCAATCGTTTTTGTATGGTATTGTGAAGCAATTGGATTATAATTTGGAGTACGCCAAAGATCGTTTAAATCACGTAAATAAATTGCTAGACGATGAAAAAATGAAATGGTTAATAAACTATACGAGTTCACCTCTATTTTGCAAGAAACAAGTCAAAAACAAAAATGATTTCTTAACTGAAAACGACCTTTCGCTTATTGGATTAAGTTACATTGTAGATTATTTAACATTTCCCAAATATTACGACCAGAAAGAAAAAGAATTAAATATTAGTGATCAACACACGATAAGAAAGAAAAAATCAAGTGCCAATATGGATTATAGGCGTGGAAATGAAAAATTATTTGGGGATAAGAAAGAAATAGAAGTCGATTTAATGGCATCTAGGACAAAAGGTAAAACAAAACAAAATAATCTTAAAGAAGAGGATTTAAAGAAGTATCCTGAGATTGCTGAGGTAGTAGAGAAAATTCAATATCTTAAAGATACCCTTGGAGTGAATCTAGATTCAACATCCAAAGAGGAGAAACAAATACAGATTGCTAATAAATATGATTCTAAGCAACTATCGTTAATGAAAAAGATGCTTAGAGATCTTAATACAGAAAGTATTTTGATGAAAGACCTGTTGTCCGGCACAATACGTTTTAAAAAGATAATGAAAGACTCTACTGTTTTTAATTATGATTCAGATACAGGATATTTTGATGAACATGGTGATTATGTAGAAGTATCTGAAAATAAACTAGACTTATCAAAGGAAAAACATGTTTTAGAATTATTAAATCATTATGCCCTATTAAAACAAGCATATTATGACAAACCCAATAGTGATATGTGGGCTATATTAACTGATTTAGAAAACTTAATTGATAAAACAGAATTCGAAAAATACATAAAAGACATTTTAATTATGAAAATTGATGGATGTCCTGCATCTGAGATAGTTGAGTATATATCAAGAGAATATGAGATTGATTTAACTGAAAAAAGAGTATCAGAAATTTATAATAATATCATTCCAAAAATGATAGTGGATACATATATTCAAGAAAGAGAGGACTGGATATTCACTTTCAAAGTAAAAGGTACATACAAGACTTGTAGTAAGTGCAAGCAGGTAAAATTAGCGTCAGAACGCTATTTTTCGCTAGATAGAAGCCGCAAGGATGGGTTCTTTCCATACTGCAAAAAATGTAATAAATAATAAATTGTTAGGAAATTGACGGAATAAGTGGTTTCTGACGGTATATATTTATGAGGGGGTATATATTTTCTCCTTCGATAATTAACAGATATATAAAAAAAATACTTTATAAGGGAGTAGATAATATTATGAATAAGGCTGAATTGATCTCTGCAATTGCAGAACGCACAAGTGCAACCAAGAAGGATACTGAGGTATTTGTGAATGCTTTTGTAGAAACGGTAATGGAGACTTTGAAGAATGGAGATTCTGTTCAATTAGTTGGTTTTGGTACATTCGAAACTCGCAAACGAGCTGCTAGAACTGGTCGAAATCCACAAACAGGCGAGGATATTCATATTCCTGCTACAGTAACTCCTACTTTTAGTGCAGGTTCAAGATTTAAAGAAATTGTTAAAACTAATAATTAAATAGAGTTTCCTTTCCCCTCCTATTGACGCTATGTAACTATAATCCCCCTGTTACATAGCGTCAATGAATAAATATACAAACATTGGAGGAGACACATATGCCATTACCTAAAGATAGTTTGTTCTTTGGATACAGAGACAAACTTTCAAATGAACAAAGAGAATTTGTTGATGCTATCCTCGATGATAAATATAGATTGATTATTGTAAATGGGAAAGCTGGCTCAGGAAAAACATTTTTGGCTGTAGCAGCAGCTAAATTACTTGGTAAATCATTGTGTTATATTTTTTCTCCTGTACAAGAAAAAACTATGGGTTATCGCCCTGGTGATCAGCGAGAAAAAGAAGAGGCTTATATAACCCCTCTGAAGGATGCTTTATTAGAAATCGATGAGGAACCAGATCGAGTCATTGCTAATCCTGAAAGACCTGACCTTTTGAAAAATGGAACAGCTTGGGTTTATCCTATGTCTCATGTTTTTGCAAGAGGTATTAATTTGAAAGATAAAACTATTATTATTGACGAAGCCCAAAATTTTACTAGGGGAGAACTTAAAAAAGTTCTAACTCGAATTCATGATGATTGTAAAGTTATTATGATTGGGCATGATGGTCAAAATGACTTATCAGATCCAAGTAAAAGTGGTTTTGTACCTTATATTGAACATTTTAAATCTGAACCCTACGTTAAGGTTTGTACACTGACAATAAATTTCCGTGGAGAGTTAGCAAATCACGCAGATTCATTATCTTGGTAATATAGGTGTTTAAAAAGGGAGTGTTGAGGTGGCTAAGAAGACACATTCATATCAATTAAAAGGAGATTACTATCATGATCAACAAGTAATTGCAGAACAAGACAAGAAAACAGAGGAATGGTTTTATTATTCTTTGAAAGATATTTTGGCTGAGTTTGATCAAAAAACTATTTCAATTACGATCAAGGAAGAAGATTCAATTCCTTCTGTTGAGCAGCCTTTCGAATAAGGGGTGGTTGTTTGAACAGAGAGCGACTTTTGGAAATAGGTTTGAAAAAGAGAAATAAAGAAATTGATTTAACTTGGCAGGAAATCGCGGAGAAATATGGTGGCGAATATTTTAACGACGGAGAAGTTTTGAGAAGTTGGGTTAAAAATCAAGTCACAAAAAAGACAAAACACAGTAAATCACCAAAAGCCAAACCAGATGATTTTAAAGAAACGATTGAATATCACGGAGATGGAAGTCATACATATTCAAGATTAATTCAATTGAGTGCCGAACAAAAAAAGAATCCAAGATATTTGTTAGAAGCACATGGATATGATCCTGATGAATGGGAATTAATAAACGCAAAAGTATCAGAATGGACTGGTTACTCAAAACAAGATGGTCAGTTTCCGATGTATGCAAGCAAAATAACTATAAAACCGATTAAAAATTCAGGGGTTAATCGAATAATAGAAGCAATTAATAATGTGCAACCTATTTATTTTCAAGCTTCTTATATTGAAGCTTCAAATAAGAAATTGCTTGAGATCCCAATATTTGATTCTCATTTTGGTGTGTCTGATTATGAGTATTACAAACCAACACAAAATAGAATTTACAACAAAATAATAAAAAATCATTGGGATGAAATTCTTTTTGTCGTTGGACAGGATATGTTTCATAATAATGACCACAGAGGAAGAACAGCTAATGGCACTCAAATACAGGTTGTAGATATGCATAAGGCGTGGGAGGATTGCAGATCTTTTTACGAACCATTAATTGAAGTAGCGTTAAAATCGTCTAACAAAGTAAAAATTATATATTCCAAAGGCAATCACGATGAAACAATCTCTTGGTCTTTTGTGAAATTTCTTTCGGCTCGTTATCCTCAAGTTGAAGTAGATGATTCTTTCGAGGAACGAAAAATTCATGTTTTTGGTCGCAATTTTATTGGTATTACTCATGGAGACAAGGGGAGAAAAAACCTCCACAATATTTTCCCTGCGGAGTTTCCAATGGAATGGGCTAAAGCAACAAATAGAGAGATACACATTGGACATTTACATACAGAAGATGCTAAAGATTGGTTTGGTACTGTCATAAGAACATTAGCAACCAGGAATAAAACAGATGATTGGCACAAAAACAACGGTTATGTAGGTAGTCATAAAAGGTTTATGCTATTTGAATACAATGAAAATGAGCTAGAAAGTATTCATTATGTTTAATCGCCGTAAAACCCCTAGCTTTAGCTATGGGGATATAAGGCGACAAAATTGAAAATGGCTGTTTAATAAATTGAACTGTGGGACACACAGGGATAGCTTGGTCAATATCCTGTCGATGGACGGGAATTCCCAAGAATCCCCTGCCTTTAGGCATGGGGAGTGTCAAGTTTAATAATAGACATGAATTGTAAATACAAGTCCTCTGTCTATTCTAGACAAAGGAGTGTTTATGATGGCTGGTTATTATGATCACTTATTTGAAAACAATAAGAAAAAATCAAGGTATATTTCAAACGATCACATTCATGAAATAAATTATGATATTGAAATTGATGATGATCCTGATGAGATTGTTGACTTTTACTATGAAGAGTTATTGGGAGCCGAAAGTGTTGTTGAGATTAAAGAGATTGCTAATGATTTATTTATGGAAGGCGTAAAGTATGGAATACAACAAGTACTACTTGAAGAAATCCATGCTAAAATAGAAGCATTGAATTATTTAAATTCTGATGATTAAGATGCAAATGAATTATAAGTATACAAAACTCAAGCGGATGAGTTTACTGTTGTAAATAGTATGACTTGTCCGTTTTCTTTTGTATATTTTTTATGGTGCAGAACTGGGTAAACCAGTATAAGCGTCCACTCCCTGCGCTTTTCTGCACCATTTTTTTATAAGGGAAAAGGGCAGGTGTATGAAAATGAAAAGCTCAAAAGAAAGAATTGAATGTTTAAAGTGTCGTTCGTTAAAAGCCGCGTCAAATTTTTATGTTAATGCAAATCCGTTATTCGCTTCTGATAAATTGAGTATATGTAAACCTTGTATAAATTCATTTATAGGTGAGAAAAATTCTGAAGGATATTTAGAACGAGTTAAAATGATGTTGGCAATAATGAATAGACCGCTACTTAAAGATTTGTGGATTGAAATGGATGTGGATTGGAATAGATATATACGCACCGTTTCTTCATTAACACAATATAGTTCGTTAACTTATAAAGATAGCGATTTTTTAAAATATGACGAGCAAATAGAACGTTTAAATAATATAACCGATGATTTTGTTCAAGAGGTGCATTCCGCAGATCTCGCAGAATTAACTGCTTTTTGGGGCAGAGGTTACTCAACCGAGGATTTACTTTTTTTGCAGAATGAATATGAAAAATTATTAAACTCTTATGAGTGCGATACTTATGCTATGGAAATGCTTTTTCAAGAAGTTGCACATCTTCGTTTAGCAATAAATAAAAAAAGATTAAAAAATGAATCGGTTGATAAAGAATTAAAGACACTACAGGATTTATTGGGGTCAGCAAACATTAAACCGGTACAAGAGACGGGAGCCAATGCAGCCGAACAATCCACTTTTGGAACCTTGATAAAGAAGTGGGAAATGGAAAGACCAATACCCGAACCAGATGAAGCTTGGAAAGATGTCGATGGTATTGGCAAATATATGCATACATGGTTCTTTGGACATTTATCTAAATTAGTCGGTAGTAAGGGTGTGCATACAGAAGCATATGAAGCTGAATTAGAAAAGTATACAATTAAACCTCCTCAATATGAGGAGAGTGATGATTAATGGAGAGGAAATTTCAAGTTGACAGAAATAAATATAGCAAGGGTATTAATATTTTTAAAAGAAATAGAAATTTTGCAAAGAATAATAAATCAGATAGATTAATGGAAGGTATAGCTGTTTGGGCTAGTTTTTATAGAGCAAATCCCCATAGATTTGTTAAAGATTATTTAGGGATAAACCTAAAACTCTTTCAACAAATCTTAATTTTTTATATGAATCATTTTTATTATTTTATGTACCTTGCAAGTAGGGGGCAGGGGAAAACTTTTTTGACTGCAATTTATTGTTGTGTAAGAGCTATTTTATATCCCGAAACGAAAATAGTTATCGCTTCTGGAACAAAAAATCAGGCTCGTGAAGTAATTGAAAAGATTGATGATTTGCGAAAAAACTCACCAAATTTAGCTAGAGAAATATTTGATTTAAACACATCTGTTAACGATGCAAGAGTTGAATTTCACAATGGAAGCTGGATAAAAGTTGTTGCCTCTAATGATAATGCAAGATCTAAACGTGCTAATCTACTTATTGTAGATGAATTCCGAATGGTAGATATTAATATTATTACCAAAGTTTTGCGTAAATTTTTAACAGCTCCAAGACAACCAAAATATTTAGAGAAGCCTGAATACGCTCATTTACAAGAGAGAAATAAGGAAATCTATCTATCTTCTGCTTGGTACAAAATACATTGGTCATGGAACAAATTGCTCACGTACTTTAAATCTATGACTGAAGGGAAAAAATATTTTGTGTGTGGTTTGCCTTATCAATTGGCTATTAAAGAAGGCTTACTAATGAGAGAGCAAGTATTAGATGAAATGTCCGAAGAGGATTTTGATGAAACTGCTTGGTCAATGGAGATGGAGTGTCTTTTTTTCGGAGAATCTGAAAAAGCCTTTTTTAAATTTGAGGATCTTGATAAAAATAGAAAGATTGTCGTACCTCTATATCCAAAGGATTATTATAGTTTAATCAAAGATTCAAATTTTAAACCAGAGCACAAAAAAGCAGGAGAAATAAGATTGTTATGCTGTGATATTGCTGGAATGGCGGGTAAACAAAACGACGCTAGTGTATATTCAGTATTAAGACTTATTCCAACGACAAGGGGATTCGATAGATACGTCTCTTATATGGAGAGTATGGATGGCGGTCATACTGTAATGCAAGCTATTAGAATTCGGCAATTGTTCGATGAATTTGATTGTGATTATCTAGTATTGGATACTCAAAATTTAGGATTGGGTATTTATGATCAACTTATTCAACCCCTGCATGACCGTGAGAATAATAAAGAATATGAACCCTGGAATTGTATTAACGACGAGAAAATGCAAGAAAGGTGCATGTATTCAGACGCTCCCAAAGTAATTTATAGTATAAAAGGCAATCCTCAATTAAATAGCGAATGTGCAGTATTAATGAGAGATGCATTAAAAAGAGGTAAGATTCGTTTACTGGTAAGTGAGCTTGAGGGTCGTGAGTATCTTAAAAAATTAAAGGGTTATTCTAGTTTAGATATAGAGCTTCAAGTAAAATTTGAATCAGTTTATATCCAAACTACTTTGCTTGTTAATGAAATGATTAACTTAGAAGGTGAGATTACTGAATCTAACTTGGTTAAATTAAAAGAACCCCACAATAAAAGGAAAGACCGATATAGTTCTGTTACATATGGAAACTATATTGCCAATCAATTAGAGCGTGACTTAATGAAAAGTACTTCAACTGACGATTATCATTTCTTTATTTACAATTAAATTAAAAGTAAGGTGGTGATAGCTATATCCACTATTCCTATTAATGACACTAATGTAGAACAACCATCGTTTCTTGATCATTCATTTTATGAACTTGCAGCATTCCACGATTTGCTTAGTCAAGCAAATGGTGGTGTAAGGATGACAGATGTAGACTTGAAAGATCTTTATATTTGGCTTCGAAACCCCAACAAATTTAGAAAGCAATTAATTCAATTAAGTAAATATTATTATGTTAAAGATGGTATAGTAACCGATGTGTTAGATATATTTAAGTCACTTCCAATCATTTCTCCCTCAACCTTTTATAACAACATGGAACATCGTTCGTATAAAAACATTAAGAAAAAAGTAGATACGTTTATTAATAATATAAAAGTTAAAAAACTAGCTAGAGACACTATATTTTCTGTTATGCAAGAAGGATTTTGCGTCTGGTACAACAGAGGAAATAAATATATACAGTTTCTTGAATATGATCAGATTGACATCCAAACCATGAGAAATGGAAAATGGGAAGTGTTGTATAACCTTCAATATCTCGATCAATTTAAGGGTGAAGAACTCAAACAGCAAATAAACGCTGCACCTGACGAAGTTACAATGGCAGCATATAATGCTTATAAAAAGGATAAAACAAAACAATATGTAAAATTAGACATCAACAAAACTCAAGTTTTTAAGATTAGGGGGGCAAGGAACGAACCTTTTGGTTTTCCATATTGCATTCCTGCTTTAGCAAGTATTATTCATAGAGATTTACTCGAGAAAAGTGAAAAATCTCTTGCAGAGCGAGTCATTAATCAGATTTTAATACAAAAAATTGGGACGATGCCCTCTCAGGATGGAAAATCTCAATTGCCAGTGCCTAAAGAACAGGCAGATACTTACCATAGGAACCTTAAAAACTTGGTTCAGAAAAAGCATGAAGGAAATGCTACTGATAATACATCTACTGGTGTATTGTCCATTCCATCCATTATTACCATAGAGGAATTAAAGGTAAATATGAATACTTTTCCAAAGGAAGTTTGGGAAAGAATCGAAAGAGACATTTATAAAAAGTTAGGCTATTCAATGAGTCTTAATATGGGTGGAGGAAATGGTCAAAGTTATGGTTCGAGTACAATAAATGTTGAGAAAATATATTCTATTATTTTTTCAGTGCTTGAAGATATCGAAGATGCTTTAAACGAGTATTTAGATTTAATTACGGGAGAAATAGTTAAAGCAAGAATTTGGTTAGGTAGGTCTACCATTCTTGATAGAGAAACTTCATTTAAACAAGCAGAATCTCTATACACCAAAGGCAGAGGTAGTTTAAAACATATGGTTGAAGCTGCTGGTTACAGTTTCGATCATTGGTTACAACAAGTTATATTTGAAAATGAAGTACTAAGACTCAATGAAAGATTACCTGTGCATCAAACAAGCTATACGGCTAGCGGAAATGATAAAGGCGGTAGACCAGAAGATAAAAATTCAAAAAATGATAACACAGACTTCTCAAGGGGATCTGGCGGGAATAATACCCCATCTCCAAGTGATTAAAGGATGTGATAAAAATAATAGGACATATTCCTCAAAAGATTGAAGTTGAATCAAGGACTAATTTAAATTTTAAAAATATATCACCCTTTATAGAATTAGGTTTTGTAGGTGAAGGGGGTGATGTAGAAAATGAGCCATCAAAACAAGAAAGCAGAAGTAGTGCAGATAAAACCAAATATTATTGAATTAAATAATGTATCAAATGATATCTACATGGAGCTTACCATGTGTATCTTAACTAATAAAATCAACTTAAATAAACTACAATTTACAAATGATTTCATTAATGGAGTTGTCGAAAATAAAAGTAAATATATAGGAATTCCATTGGTGGTAAATCGTTTGAAGCTAGAGAATGGGCTTTACAATAATTTAACTCACGAATTAGATACAAGGTCTAAACAACTAAAAACAGACACGATAGGCTCTTTTGTTGACTTTTGGAGTCAGGAAGATGAAGATGGTACATTACTTCTTATGGGATTGGCTAGGGTACTTAAAAGATATCCTAATGTATGTAATGCCATTCTTGAATTATATGAAACAGAGGAACTTGAATTTAGTTGTGAAGTTTTGGTTTATGGCTATGATAACTATGATGAAGAGACTGGTATTAGAAGTTTAAATTATGAGTATGAAGGTCAAATAAATGAGCTTATTGGTAGTTGTATTGTAACTAATCCTGCCGAGCCAAAATCAAAAGCACACCTATTAATTGCAGAGGCAGTTGATAAGGATTTAAAGGGAGGTGAAATAGTGTCAGATAAAAGCGAAAAGAAATTTAACAATGGTTTTAATATCCGATATCATGGTGATTTAGAACTGTCGTCACTTAAATGGAGCGATATTAGTAATCAAGTATATAATATACTCAATCCAGTGAATCCAAAAAATAATTATCGTGAATACAACTATTACATTGTTGATCTTTATACAGATTTTGTGATCGTTGAAGACTGGGATGATCATGAAACACTTTATAAAATTAATTATAAGATTGAAAATGATGTTGTAGTACTAGAGCCAAAGGAAAATTGGATTGAGGGGTATAAAGGTTTTATTCCGAAAGGGTTTTCGGTTGATGATCTCCTTGCTGCAAAAAATAAAATGCAGCTTGAGATGAACAATCAAATTCAAGACTTAAATAATAAGCATAAGGAGGAAGTGGAAACAATGGAGGAAAAGATTAAAGAACTTGAGTCTCAAGTTGAAAGTTTGCAAAAACAAGTTAATGACTTGAATGAATTGGTTGTATCACAAAAAGAAGAAATCGTCCAATTAAAAAACAAAGAAACTGAACTCAACTCTACAATTGAAGAATTGAAGCCGTATAAGGAAAAGGTTGAGTTAGCTGAAAAACAAGCAAAACAAACAGCGCTATCTGAAAAATATTCTAAGCTTCTTTCCAAGGAAGCGATGGAGAGTGAAGAAGTTAAAAAGGCTATTGAGGAGTTAAATGAGGCTAGATTAAATGAAATTGTTGTAAATGAGGTTGCAAAGGAAGTAGCCAAGAAGCAACAAGATGGTACTCAAGATAAGGATTCTGACGAAGTAATTATTACTGCTTCTCGTCAATCCAGTCTGCTTCCTGAAGATCTAAAAACAAGACTTTACGAAGTACAAGAATAATAAAATTAATAGGAGGATTATAAAATGGCTGCAATTATTAACAAACAAACAGATAATGTTTATATCAGCAACCTTAAGGCTGCTGCTGATATCAAGAATGGTGTTTTTGTAACCCCAAACTATGCTAATGGTACTGCTGCTGCTGTTGCGGATGCAACCGCGGGTGATAAGCCAGGTTTGCTTTTTGTTTATAATGTTAATCCACATATTGACCAAGAACTTGTTGCTGATGCTGATTTTGTTGTAAAACAAGGACAATTCCTTCGTTTGAGAGCACCAAAGGTCGGTGACGTTTATACAACTGATCAATTCACAGGTACATATGCCGATTTTAATGTTGGCGACGAATTAGCTGTGGGAGCAAGCGGCAAGTTGGAAGATATTTCTGGTCGCACTCCTGCCATTACTTTTAAAGTTGTTGATAAAGTTACTTTGTATGGTAACAATGCCCTCAAAGTAATTGTTGTTACAGACTAATTTAAAAATAAAATATATTAGGAGGAATTTAATAATGGCTCAACTTACTAAGAAATCGCCTATTATCAAGATTTTTTCTAAGGCATCTTTTAATGAACATCAAATGACTGAAACGGAAAAAATGGATTATAAAGACGCTATTAAATTGATTAGGGAATTGGCAGCAAATCCTAACCCAATGAACTTGTGGGAACTTAACAACATTGTGGCATATGTTGTAGATACAACAATTGACGCTCGGATTGATTATATTGATCTTGTTGCTGATGTTAAGCGTACTGGATTTGATGAGCGTCCAAAATTCAAGACAAAAACGGAAGGTGTTCAAGCTTTCTGGCAAGCAATCAACGGCACACCTGACAAATCGAAAGTTGGTTTCAAGTATTCTGGGCTGGAAATCGAAGAGCTTTCCGCAATGCCAGTAGCAGAATGGGCTGAAATTGCTGCAGGACGTTACGATTTTGCTGAACTTATTCGTGATGTTACGAACGAGTTTGAGGCTAAGATTGCTCAAAAAGTACAAAACACATTGTATTCGGCTTTTAAAGGTATGTCCACTCCTAACTATGCTTCCGGCACAGGTGTCGTTGCAGGTTCCTTTGATCCATTGCTTACTGCAATGCAACGCTTTGGTGGTAGGGTTGCAATTATTGGCGACTTTGAAGCTCTACAGAAGCTTCCTGCACTTACTGCCATCAATAATTCCGTTAGCGATAATATTAAAGACGAAGTAAATAGAAATGGTCTTATTGGTGTATACAAGGGCGCTCCTGTCGTAAAACTCGACAATCCTTACTCTGGTTTTGCAGGGTATGATACGGTTCTTGATAAGGGTCTGATTTACATTGTTCCTATTTTGAACAACGAATGGAAAACTCTTAAGGTTCAATTTGCAGGAGAAGTACAACCAATGTCTCAACATAATATTTATGATCGTTCTTATGAAATGCGTTATGATAAGCATATGGGGGCTGGCGTTGTTGATGCTCCACGTCATGCCCTTGCAGTCTATGAAGATGATTCGCTGTCTGGTTTTTAATTATAAGTTATAAAATATACATAAAACTATTGGAGGGTGTATGATATTATACACTCTCCAATTAATCTATAAGGGAGGAATATTATATTATGGCAAAGCAAATTAAGGTTTCTAACCCATATCCATTTCGACAAGGTTTAAAATTAATGGATGGAATTCGAGAGATTGTAGTACATCCAAAATCTTTTGTTATGCTTGATGAAAATGAAATTTATTATATCAACAATATGTCTACAGTTTTTCAACGGCGCAAGTTGATTATTCATGATGATAAAGTGAATAAAAATCTTGGACTTGATTTTAAAGATGATATTTCAAGTCTTACTGATGAAGAAATTAAAACTATTCTCGCTGAAGGCTCTGCGGCTATAAAGAGCAAGTTGGCAAATGTAAAGGGCAAGCATGTAATTGATCGGATTGTAGATATTGCCAAGGAGATGGACGATTTGTCCAAAGGAGCTATTAATGCATTACAAGAAGTGAGCGGTTATAATTTTGAACAGTTGTTAAATAATGAACAATAATAATTGAAAGTGGTGATGGTAGGATGTCTACCACTTCGTATGATCTAATCTTTGATCGCTTCTTGTCAAAAATAACTGATTACGAATTAGCTGAATTAACCACAGACGATTTAAGAAATGAACTTATAAAATACTTAAAAAGTGCTATCTCTGATTTTAAATATGTTACAAAAGATTTGTCCAATAGAGATGATGAATTAAATCAATTTAATATCTCTCTAAATGACCAGGAGCAAGAGATATTGGCAAATTTGATGTTGATTCATTGGTTGAATCCTCACATATTAAGACTTGAAAATATTAGAAACGAGTTAGGCAACAAGGATTTTCGAGTCTATAGTCCAGCTAACTTTTTGGATAAATTGATTAATTTAAAGCAACTTTTAGTTAGCGAAGTAAATCAAAAATTAGTGTTTTATTATTTTTCCACTTGAAATGAGGTGGAAGGTTGAAATCTATAAATGATTATAAGGCAAGGGTTGGCAAATATGATGGAATCAAAGGATCTATTGAAAAGCATGCGAAACATACAATAGGATATTATTTTAAAGACTCTCCTTCATATGAGGAAGTTTATATTAATCATGCCATCAATCCAACTGGGGTACAGATTATATCAGATACAAAACAGCCTAATATCAAGATTATCGTGATGCATCCTAATGATAGTATTCATGCAGGTGACTACGTTTTCAGAACAAAATATGAAGAGGAGTATTGGTTGTGTACTGGTTATGATCCAACCAGTATTTATTCAAGGGGCTTTATAGAGAAATGTAATACCACTTTGAAATGGATTGATGAGAATGGAGATTTACTGTCGTACCCTTGTGTTTTTTATTATGGAGCAAAAGCGAATTTTGGTACTTATGCTGACAGAGTAATGACGTTGCCTGATGGTCGTAGACAAGTAGTGGTTCAAAAAAACGAACACACCATGAAAATAAAAAGAAATGACCGCTTTATATTTGGAGGCAATGTATTTCAAGTTATCGATCATGATTATGTTAGCGATGAAGGTATTGTAAACATCAATATGAAAGATGATCAATTTGATCCTGCTAGAGATAATTTGGATTTAGGAATAGCTGATTACTATGGAAGTAATATTAATACGAGCACCTACAAAAATAATGTAGGTGAATTTAATAAAGATGAATGGTTATTAGTAATCAAATCTGTTTCTGACAAGCCAAATGAGATTAAACGAAACCAAAGTAAAGAATACTATGTGGAAGTTAGAGATGAAACAGAAGCTTTGTCAGACGCTAAGGTTATTTGGGAACTATATGCCGATGATAAAGTGTCCAATGCTACTCTGGCTACCTTAATTTCGTTCACTGATACATCATGTGTGATAAAAAATAATAATGCAAATAGTGGTTTTGTTTGGCTAAGATGTTATTTGCTAAATCATCCACATATAGAAAGATGGATGCAAATTGAAATGAAAAGCTTATTTTAGTAAGGGGAGGGTTAAATGTCGAAATTTAAATTTTTAAATGAAAATATTAATAGTATAATATCTTTAATGCTTGAAAATCAAAAATTATGTAAACTAATTGAATATAACACCAATAATCCCTTCTCTGAACCTGACATTGACCCTTCAACTTTACTATTAAAAAAAGTTTTTCCTCTTCCTAAATTTCCTGAAGTGACAACTGAAATGGGAACATATTTAAATATTTATTTTGATAATTTTACTCTTTCCAGGAATGTGGGGTTGAAAGAGGGCTTGATTGTATTTGATATTATATCCCATTTAGATTTATGGGTGTTAAAAGATACAGGAATGATACGACCTCTTTCGATATTACATGAGATTGATGAAACTTTTAATAACAAACGAGTTGTAGGCGTTAAAAAATTGCTGTTTTATCAAGGAAAATATATGTATGTTAATGAGAAATATGCCGGATATAAAATCAGCTATGAAATATCGAATGGGAACTAGTAGGGATGTCTGTGACAACGAAATATATATTTGGGGAACCGGATTTTCTTGAGGGTATTGGAAATGTATATCCAGTTAAATTAAAGAACTATGATGAGTTTGTTGAGTGTTCCACTCATTTGTATTATTCCAAAGATCATTTTGGAGAGGAATTTAAAGATTTCTCACTACTCGAACTGTTGATTTTTGGGTTGAGAGACGAAAAAATTGTTCAAGACTTTGAAAAATTATTTAGTCTAGTACTAAAAAAAGATATCGCCTTTTTTACAACTGATTACGACTTTGGATTTAAAGGCGAAAAGTCGTTGATTAATAAAGATAATTATGATCATCTACGAAACACAATCATGAAGCAAAATTTAATGTTTGAACAAAAAGTATATAAAAACAAAGTTGTTCAAAAATGGGCAGATAAAGTTATTCAAGCTAGGGCAAAAAACAGTATAAAAATAGAGTTTGAAGATAAGATCTCGACGGTTTCTGTGGCGACAGGAAAGCATTATTGGGACTTAGCTGAGTATACCATTTATCAACTTGAAACAGATTTTAAAAGAGTAATTAAACTAAAACAACACGAACAAGGAATTATTCTTAGTACTGTTAGTTCAGATGTGTCTATTGAGCACTTTGCTGAAAACTTAGATTTATATAAAAGTCCATATGACGATTTATTTAAGGATAATAAAAACAATAAACTTGATAAAGCATTGAAATAGAAGTTTCGACTTCTATTTTTTATTTAAAAAGGAGGAATTTGTGTAATGGCAGTTGTAGCTGACGTTTTTGACGTACTTTTGATTTCCAAGAAGACTAATGAGGTTATTGGAACAACGACATTGCAAGATGCTAATATTGAAGTTTCTGTTCAAGAAAGTGATGTTCGTGGTGGCAAGGGTAATCAACTTTTAGGTGTGCTGCATAGTGACCGTGATATCACTATTAATTTGACAGATATTAATTTCCGCTATGAGTGGCTTGCCACACAATTGGGGCAAGACATTGTAACTGGAGCAGGTATTGCTTATGCTATGCCCAAGTGGTATACAGTCGAAGAAGTTTCTACTGATTTACAAATTGAATTAGATCATACACCTTCTGATAATGGTAGCATTGCTATTTATGACGAAGGTGGAAATAAACTTGAATTGACTATCGATTACACTGTCTCTGGAAATAAAGTGACAATTATAGATCCAACAATCCAAGAAGGAGATCAACTTGAAGTAAGAACTTATGCTTATCAAACAGATCCATTGACACAAACAATTGAGATTGATAATCAAGTGTTTGCTGATGGTGTTATGGTAATTCTTGAAACGTTGGAAATTGATGAGACTACTGAAATGCCAACTCATTTGATTCAGTATCAATTTGACAATGCTCTTCCTACTGGTAATTTTTCTATTAACACTTCTTCGGCAAGAGAAGCGCAAACCCAAGTGTTTAATCTTCGTGTTGTTAAACCTAAAAATTCAACCAAGGTTGGTAAAATTGTTCGAGTACCTTATTCAAGTTAATATTAATAAAATTTGAGCGCATTTGACGTGCGCTCATTATAGGGGTGTAGAGGAGTCAGGTTTATCTCACTCGATTTGGGATCGAGAGTACGCGAGTTCAAATCTCGCCACCCCTATTTTTACTATTATTTAGTATTATTTAATATGGCTAAAAAGGGAGTTGATCATATATGACTTCGGATAAAAAAATAAATAGTTCCTCTACGTATACCCCTGATAATAACAAAAACATTAGAAGCACTACTACCCCTCAAAAATTAACCACATCTTCTTTAAACAAACTAGCATCACAATTTAATGAAAAAAAGAAAGTTTATTTTGAATTGGATGGAGAACAATTTGAAATTCTTGTTTCTAATAAATTTAGAGAGTCAAAAATTCGTGAAGTTTACGCTGAGTATATAACAATTCTTCAAAAGATGAAAGCCTCTAATATGTTAAATGACGAAACTATTATTGGTGCATCATATGTTCTAAATACATTGTTATTGAAAGAATTTACTAACTTACCTATTCCTAAGTTAGATGATGTACGTAAGTTGGTTAAAGTAACATTAAACCTTGTTGATTTGGGCATTGTCGAATATTTCTTTGGTGAAAATTCCCCGTTTGGTGAAGCGAACATGAGTTTGCTAAATCGTATTTTACAACAGGCTAGTGATAATATTAGTAAATCGTTTATAGAACTGGGATTGATGAGTGAAATAAATCAAGTAGAGCAAGAACGAATTGATATTGATAATTATTTTGCAGAACTTGAAGCGAGAAACTTTGAAATAACAGAAGATGAAGACATTGAACAATTAATCAGGGTATTGGAACAACTTGAAGATGAGGGTAAGTATGATGATTATATGCAAAAATTTAGTGTAGAGGAAATGAAAAAACTGAATGAGCGCTTAAATATTTTAAGGGAACGACAGCAACAAAGCGGTGACAAGAGTGAAATGGGCTAATAATTTAAATGATTTAGCAAGATATATTGGTAGTCCACATGGTACAACTCAAGTAATAAAAAATTCATACGAAATAAGTAAAGCATTAAAAGAAGCTGCGGATTTACTTAGTAAAATACTCCAAAGAAAGGTACAGGATTATTATGATTCTTATAAACCAGTAGAATATCAAAGGACATATCAATTTTTAAATTCAATAAGAATATCACCTGTGAAGCATGACGGTGATAAATTGCACATAGAAGTTTATTTTGATAAAAATATGGCTACGCACCCATCAATTTTTGGTGGGGAATCGGGATTTGTTCCAATACTTTTGAATGAGGGTTGGACATGGAACAAAAAAACTGGACCTTATAGATTGGCATTTTATGAGGGGTTTCACTTTATAGAAAAAGCTATTGAAGAATTTAATAAAATTAATAGGTGGGGTTTTGTCATTAGTAAAGAAGTATATTACAAGGGCAAAAAGATTGATTGATGTATTTACTCAAGAAATGAGGTGATCGTCATAACTAAAAAAATTGAAATGAACATGCTTCGTGATCGTGCTGAAAAAGCAGATGACATTACTGAGGAAATGTTTGCTCAAGTTAGAGAAGAACATCGGTTATTGGTTAATGAGTTTTTGGATATAAGTAAAGGGAGTCTCTCACCTAAGACTCTTATTCAATATAGATCAGCGTTATATCACTTTTTTTGGTGGGTTCATGAAGTTTTAAATGATAAAAACTTAAATAAAATAACAAAGCGCGATTTTTTAAGATATATTAGCTTTCTTCAAAATCGAGGGTTATCTTCTAGTAGTATTAGTCTAAAAAAAGCTGCCGTTTCAAGTTTTAATAATTATATTGAAAATATAGTCGCAGATGATGATGAAAACTACAAGTCATTTAAAAACTTTACTAGGGGATTACCATCGATCCCAAAAAACCAAGTATATAATAAAGTAAAGATAACAAAAGAAGAATATGATTTAATGATGGAAACTCTATTAGATGATGAAAATTATCTTGGGGCAGCCTGGGTTGCCACTGCATTTAACGTGGGGGCTAGAAGAGCAGAGATTCCCCAATTTAAAACTGAAATTTTATCTTATCCCATTCCTGATGGTAAATCGTATGTATTCAGTCATTTTATTCGGCTTAAGGGAAAGGGAGAGGATGGTAAACAAAGAAAGTATATGATTAATACGGATGCTTTGCGTTACATGAAATTATGGGTAGAAAAACGTGGGTATGATCATGAATATATCTTTACTACAAGATATGGTGGCGAAATTAAGCCAATTTCTGATGGATGGGCAGATGATTTTTGTAAAAACGTATTGTCTGATATATTAGGAAGGCGAATTAATCCCCATTTGTTTAAAGCATCTTGTATAACATATTTGTTAGAAGTAAAAAAAGTTAGTTTGGAATTAGTGTCTAAACATATAGCACAGCACGAGGATGTTTCAACAACAATTAAACACTATGATTTGCGTGAATTTGAAGAAGAACGCGACCAGATCTTCAGTTAAAACTATACTTTTATAGGTAGGTGAACTTCCTTTTTTTTTGTTATTCATCGTTAGAGAAAGGAGTGAGTGAGAACGTTGGATAATACAAAAATGGGACTCCGAATAACGGCTGGTTTAAATTATGGATTATCACTAAAACAAATTAACGAAGACCTTAAAATATTAGCCAAACACCCTTCTCTCAAAAAAATAAAGTTGGGTGCTACCCTTGACAAGAATGTTATAAATGAAATTACTCGCTTGAGTAATGAATTATCTAAAATTACTCAAAGCTATCACTTTCAAAATAAAGCAATAAATGACGTAGCCAAATCAACAGAGCGTGCAAGTAATGCTCTACAAAATGAAGTTGATGCTATTTATAGTAGCAATAAAGCATTAGCTGAAAATTTAGCTATGCGACAACGAATTGTGCAAACTGTTGAAGACTTGGGTGATGGTCAAAAAAGAATTAGAGAAGATATTTATACCACCGTTGGGAACAAATTTGAGAATAAAACGACTCACGGTATTCGTTTTGATGGTGGAGAAATTAAAACGAATGAAGATGAATTTACTGTTGTTAAAAATCCAGAAGCGTATAGAGAAGCACAAAAAGCTTTGCAGTTGTTTACTGATGATGCAAATCATAGAATTCAGTTATTAACCAGAACCTTTGGTGAAGGATCAGAAGAAATAAACAAACTTAGATTAGCATTGTCAAAATTAACACCAGAATCAAGCAAAGCTGATTTTTCACGAATCACCAATGAAATAAAGAAATTAGAACAGTCTGAGAAGTTATTAAATCAAGCATACAAAGAAAATGAGCAATTTAACAAGCGAAGACAAAAAGAAATTGATGCCGTAAGGGATCGAATAGAAAGATTAAGGTCTGCTATTATTAGTTTTAATCGTGCAGACAAAGAACTTCCTGCTGGTAAGACAGGAGCATTAAATAATGTTTTACACTCGTTAAATAAAATTGACGTAAACAATATTAAACAAGCAAATCAAGAATTAGACAAATTAGAAAAGACGTTTAACAAGTTAGATAAAACAGCATCAGCTAGAACGAGTTTATTGTCTAAATTAAGCAAGATGAAATTGGCTGGTGTTATTGACGAGAATGAAATTACTCAAATTGAAAATAGAGCAAGAAAAGCCGAGAGTCCTGAGCAAATAAAAAGTTTGGCAAAAGAATATGGGAGGCTATATACTGAACAAGTAAAAATTGTTGAAGTTGATCAAAAGAAAATTCCACTAATGAATCAACTTGAACAAATGAGAAAGAATGGGCTGCTGACGGAAAAAGAATTGTTGAATTTTGAAGAGCAGATATCTAATGCCAAAACAAAGAATCACATTAAAGAATTAAATCAGATTAAACAAAGATTATCTCAAAGAGAACAAGAGATTAGAAATGAGATGGCTCTTGAAGAGAGAAACGCAAAGCTTAGGGAGCAAATTTATCAGCGTCTATTAAGAATGGATTATAATGCATTATTTAGACGTGCAAGACCTCAGATAGAGCAATATCGAAATGAATTAGATAGATTGAATTTGACTTCTGCTGCAACTGAAAAACGATTATATGAAGTTAATAATGAGTTAAAGAGAATGCAGATTGAAATGCAGGGCGCCACTTATAAAACAAGCACTTTCTTGGGCGCTTTCCAGAATGCTATGATTAAATTCCCCATCTGGATGGGAGCTAGTACAGCATTCTTTGGGACGGTTCGTGGTTTAAGATCTGCAATTCAGAATATTGTTGAAATTGACTCTCAGATGACTACTCTTATGAGAGTGTCAAATGGCGAGATTGATCGTGTGAGGATTTTAAAAGAGTCTGCAGATTTAGCAGCAAGACTTGGGAATGAAATGAAAGGTGTCAATGAGTCTTTTATTGACTTTGCTCGTCAAGGCTTTAGAGGAGAAGCATTAACATCTCTTACAGAAGCAGCTACTTTGTTTTCGAATATATCTGAAATGACACCAGAAGAAGCTGGAAGTGGACTTACTGCAATTATTAAAGGCTTTAATATGTTGCCTGAAGAGATATTAGTTGCAGTAGACGCAATCAATGAGGTAGATAATAATTTTAGCGTCACTTCCCAAAACATTGTAAGTGCAATAACTAAATCGGTGGGTGCTGCAAACACCTTCGGTGTTTCGCTTCAAGAACTAATTGGTTACGTTACAGCTATTGGACAAGTTTCTCGTGAATCAGGTAATATTATCGGCAACTCATTAAAAACTATTTTCTCTAGAATAACAACTATGGATTCCAGCATCAAAGCATTAGAACAAGTTGGAGTCGCTGTTCGCGAAATTCGCGACGGTGTAGAAACTGTGCGTCCTGTTTCAAATATCCTGTCTGATTTGGCCTCGAAATGGAAAGAACTAAGCGCAGAACAACAACAAAACATAGGATTACAAATCGCAGGTCGGTATCAATTATCGCGGTTTTTGATCCTCATGCAACAATATGACGAAGCCATAAAAGCAACAAATACAGCTTTAAACTCCCAAGGTTCTGGATACAGAGAAAATGAACAATATCTCAAATCATTCGAAGCCCGTATTAACATGCTTAAAAACGCATGGACAAATCTCACTCTTACAATGGGTGATGCCGTTTTATCTGATACATTAATGGGTATCATTACATTTCTTAATAATATGGCAAACAATGTCGATACTTTAGTCGAACGTTTTGGGTTACTTCCAACGGTTTTGGGTACGGTTGGTACATTATTTGGTATCTTTTCTACCAAAGCGAGAACCAATGTATTAAAACTTACGGAAGCTATACGTTCACAAGATGTAGCACAAAAATTAGCTACCACGTCTGCGTTTGGTCTAGCTAAAAACATCACGGGCGCAACTACCGCTTCAAGAGTTGCAACAGTTGCTATAACTGGTTTAGCAGGAGCGCTTAGAGGGTTAGCAATAGCGACAGGGATTGGTATAATCGTTGCTGGAGTTGGCTTGGCGGTAGAAAAATTAATCAGTCACATTTCCAAAGCGAACGAAGAAACAAAGCGTATTAAAGAAGAAAATGCCCAATTAACTGATTCATATATTAATCATAGAAACAAAATAAATCAATTAATTATTTCCTATCGAAATTTAGAGGAAGAAAGACAAAATTCTACTTTATCAATAGAACAAGAAGAAGAGTACTATAGAATTACAAAAGAACTTTCCGAACTTTTGCCTACTTTAGTAAGTCATATAGATGAAAAAGGTAGAGTGCATTTATTTACAGGTGATGCATTAGAAAGAGAGCTTAAGTTAACAGAAGAACTCGCAAAAGCAACTGCTGACTTAAGGAAACAGGAAGCTTTAGATAAATTCGAGCAAAATGATGAAAGTCGATTAAACACTCTAAAAGAAATTGAAAAACTAGAAGAGCGTATTATTGGTCAACAAAAGCGTCTTGATGTTTTGTATTCTCGTCGCGATGAGCTTGCAGCAAGAGGCAAAGATATTGCGAATGTTGAAGAAGCGATTCACAGAGGAGAGTCAAAGCTTAGAACATATAGATACGAACTTATTTCTCTTAACAGAGATCTTCTACGAATGACCAATGGCGCAGGAGATTATTTTAAAACACTTTTAGATGAATCCGCATTTCTGGCTGGAATAGAATTTGGTAGTAACTTTAAAGATCAAATGTATCAAGTAATTGATGCAATGGAGTTTTCAGGGGTAACTGCTGAAGAATTGAATAAAAAAGCAACCGATGTAATTGATTTGCTTAAAGATGATTCATTAACTGAACAAGGTTTCTTAGAAGGATTAAAACGAATTTACTCTGAAAATCCCAAAGTTATTGAAACAATTGATACATTAATAAACAGACTCAATGTTACTAAAGAAGACATCCAGTCATTAATTCCGATAATAGACGAATCTGGTAATGAACTTGGATTTGTTAAAGATAAATCGGAAATAGCTGCTAAAGGGTACAAATATTTAAGTGATGAAACAGAGATTTTAGAAGATGGAACAGAAAGATTAATCGGATACATAGTAAAACTCGCAGAAGAATTCGATGAATTTAAGTCGCTCGCTGAAGTTATTAAGGAACCAGTTGATGAAATCAAACGATTAAATCAGATCATTGATACGCAAATTCAACAACAATCTTTATCTGCAGACACAATAGCTGATTTGATTTTAAAATATCCTCAGTTAGCATCACAAATAGAAAAAACAGCCGATGGTTATAAAATAAATTCTGACGCTCTCGAAGTATTAAGACAAGTAAAAATCCAAGAAGCAAATGATGCAATTCAAGCAGAGATTGAAAAAACAAAAGCAACTCTTGATAACACATCTGACCGCTTAAAAGCATACGAATTAGAGGTTGATGCAATACATAGTCTTGCTGACGCTATGAGCGAGATAAACAAACTTAATGTCTCAAAAATTTTTGGTTCTGATGCTTTTAAGAACATGTTATTTGATGATGAAAACAAACGTATTACGGTAAATGGTGTAACTACCGATTGGTCTGATACACCCGAATTATATGATAGAATTGCAACAAGCTTAAAAGAACAGCAAAGAGTTTATAATATTCTCACTCGATTAGGAGAACTTAGAGAAAGTCAAAAAGTTTTAAGTGGTTTACTAAACGATAGAACTTATGGCGTTTCAAACTCCACTTCGAAATCGTCATCGTCAGGAAAAACCCTAGCGGAAATAGAACTAGAGAACCTGAAAAAAGCATATGATGAAGCGATTGCAACTATCAGATTTAATACACAATATAACGAATGGTCAATTAATCAACAGATTGAAGCATACGAAAAACTACAAAAAGAGCACGCTAAATATCTTAGCCAGTCCTTATCTGACGAAAGAGATTTATTACTTACATTAAAAGATTTAAGAGATAGATCTTTAAATGAAGAGAAGAAACAACTAGAAGAGCGATTAAAATTAATCCAGGACAATAGAAACGCATGGCAAAAGAATATGGAATCGGCTTTAGATTCAGCTATAGAACTTATTAAAAGACATTATGAGATGCAAAAGAAACATGCTCTCGATGCTATCAATACTGAAAAAGAAGCATTAGAAGAACTTCATAATAATTTTATTAAAGCTAAAGACGAGGAACTTCAAAAATATGAAGAAATTGTTAACTCCATCATCAAACAAATTGATCGCACATCCGAAGAAGATGAATTTAATAAAGAATTAAAGAAAAAACAAGAGCAACAATTAAAGATTCAAAAGAGGATAAATGAACTATCTCTTGATGATTCATTTGAAGCAATAGCAGAAAGAGCTAAGTTAGAAGAAGATTTGGCTAACATTATTGAAGAAATAGAGGAATTTAAACTTCGACGTACAAAAGAATTACGAAAGCAATCATTAAATGACAATTTAGAAGCCAAACGTAAAGAGATTGAGCAAGAAAAAGAAAGTGCTCAATATGTGGTTAGAGTTAAAGAACAACTGTTTAGAGGTACTTACGAAGCAGCGAAAAGATGGCTAGAGGAGCAAGCAAAAGCAACAGAAGCATATTGGGAGAATGAAATAGAGAACGAAACTAGATTCCAAGAAATGCGTACTCAAGCTCTAATAGGAAATTTATCAACTTTACAGGAAGAACTAACGAATTTTTCAGACAATGTTGCTTCTGCAATGTTTAATGTTGGAGAATCCATCAGACAAAATATACTTAACGAAATCAGAAATGTTCAGTCGTTGTTGAAAAATGTAGGCGATATGACTTCGTATGACCATGAAAAAAGAGAGGCTTGGAATCAATATTTACAAAATAAAAAGATGGCTGAGGATTATTACAAAGCCACGGGAGTTTGGGATCTAAATTTAAAGGCGATTAACGATGAGCTTAGACGCAAATATGGATTCGAAGATGGCAGTTACGAGGAATTAAAAAACAAAGTCGTGAAATTCGATACAGGCGGGTATACAGGTAAATTTAAGGGAGAGAAATTGGCATTTTTACATGAGAAAGAATTAGTATTAGATAAATTAGACACGTCAAATGTTTTAAAGAGCGTGCTGTTGGCTAGAGATCTTATGCAAAGAATATCAATCCCAAGACTATCTAATTTAACATCAAGAAATGAAACAACAACCAAGCATTATGATATCAAGATTAATATAGGAAAGATAACTGGAGATCGAAAAGGTGGAGAGACAGTATTCAACACGCTTGTTAAAGAACTTCAAAAGAGAGGCTTGTAATTTATGAGGTGAGTCAAAATTGGCTCACCTCATTGTATTCAGGAGGTGAGTGCAATTACAATCAAAGACTCTTTAGACTTTAATTACGCAGGTATTAGCAGTAGAGATATGGGTGTTGTTAATGTTAATCTCAACAAAGGATTATTAGAAGAGCAATTTATAGCGAATAGAACGATTAGAGAAGTAAGTGTTAGAGGTAATGATCGACCATATTTTCAAGAAATCGAACAAGAACCATTACAGTTTGAATTATCATTTTTTTTTACAGATGGTTTTGATTCGGATCGCGTTAGAGAAGTTGCAAGGTGGTTGGGAGCACAATCTTATTATCAACCACTCTATTTTGAAAATGATCCAGAACGAATATTTTATTGTTTAGTTGTAGAATCTCCAAGGATTATTCATAATGCATTACAACAAGGTTATGTTACTTTAACATTCCGCTGTGATTCACCATATTCTTATTCGCCTGTGTATGAGTCATCTACTTTTGATTATTCAAACAATACTATTAATGGTACGGATTATGTATTCGAGAATCAAGGCGATCTGCCAATCAAACCTATTATCTATATTGAGAAAGTTGATTATGGCGAAGTGAAAATCGTCAATCTATCTAATCATGGGGAAGAACTTATAATTTCTGATCTTGTTGATGGTGAAAATATAGTGATTGATTGCCAATTAGAAACGATTGAAACGAATTTCTCAATGGTAAACAGATATAAAGATCACAACGGTGTTTTTTTAGAGATGGTGTATGGTGATAATTATTTAAAAATATACGGGAAATGTAAAATTAAGTGGAAATATCAATACATTTTATTAGGCTAGGAGGCGAAGATGTGTATATAAATATAGACACAACAAAAAAAATAATAAAACCAAAACTCCAGTTATGTAAGGTTAATTTGAGAAGGGATCCTATTGGGAATTTATCTTCAGCTTACAATATTAGAAATAAATTGAGTGTGGGAAATATATCTGAATTATCATTTTCGCTTCCTATTTATATAGATCAAAGACATAAATTAAAGAAAACACCTCATATTGATCAAATAAAAGAACGTTTTTATATTAAATTAACTAAAGGTAATTATGAAGAGTATTATATTATAACCAAAGTTAACGATATTATGGATGAAGATACTGAATATAGACATGTCGAATGCTTTAGTTTGGGGTATCAATTAAAAAATAGAATCGTAAAGAATTTTTCCACGACTTCTTTAAATTTAACATCGACAGTAAATCAGTTGTTGCAAGGTACTGGTTGGACGTTGGGATATGTAGATGCAGATTTTGATATTAAATATAGATCATTTGAGATAAGTGGCTCTGTATTAGACGCTGTTATTCAGGTGGCTGAGACATTTGGTGCAGTAATTGTATGGGATACGCATTTAAAAAAGGTATCGTTTAGAAAATTGGAAAGTATAGGTCATGATTCTGGTTTTAGAGTTAGATATGGGAAGTTATTGAAAAGCCTTAATAGAGAAAGCAACACAGATGAAATGTGTACAAGACTTAGAGGGTTTGGTCAAAATGGATTGACTATAAACAGTGTAAATCCTACCGGAAGCAATTATATACAATCTTTTAGTTACTTCATGTATCCATTTCAGTCTGATGGAAACGGTAACGTTCTTCAATCCAGTGATTATATGAGCGATGAATTATGTTTAGCTATAGAAGCATATGAAAAAAAGATTGAAGATAATAAAACAAATTTTAATAACTACTTATCACAATTAGAGATACATACAGAAGAGTTGTTTGATTTAGAGAATGAATTATTTGACTTAGAAAACGATCTTGCAACGATAGAAGATAATATCTCTATTGCCAATGCGAATGGAAATGACCCTAGCAGTTTAATTATTCAAAAAAATAACAAGTTGTCTCAGATAAATGCAAAAAAAAGTGAAATTAATTCAGTAAAAGCAACAATAACTAGTATTCAAAACAATATAAATAATTTGAGAACGCTTTTAGCCGAAGAAAATAATTTTACACCTGAGCAATTAGAAGAATTGAATCAATTTATTATTGAAAAAGAATATTCAAATAATTATATCATTGACGCTAAACAATTATATCAGACAATGATTGAAGAGTTTGATAAATTACGTGAGCCAAAGATTGTTGTTAACATTAATATAGAGAATTTATTTGAACTAATTACCGAACAGAAAAATTGGGGTAGATTAAATCTTGGAGACGCTATTCAAGTTGAACATGAACGTTTAGGTGTAAGAGTGCAAGCACGTATAATGGAAGTTGATTTTGATTATGAAAATAAAAATATTAATTTGACCATAGCTAATGTGAGAGATATTTTAAGCGATGAAAAGAGATTTATTAGAGATATGTATAAAACTATTTCTTCATCTACTACGTTGTCAGATAACGTGAAGAAATGGAATGATACAAGCGAAAAAACTAGTGAAGTATATGAAGAAATACACTCGACATGGGATGCTACAAAACGGAATATTGTAGCATCAAATAATGAAACTGTTGATATTGGTCGTCAAGGTATTCGAATACATGATTTAAACGATCCTGATAAAATGGTTATTTTACAGCATGGTCATATTGCTTTAACAAATGACGGGGGGAACACTTGGAAGACGGTCATTACACCAGATCGAGTAGTAGCTGAACGAATTATGGGTACACTTTTGGCTGGTGTAAATTTAAAAATAGATGCCTCAACTGAGAGTGGAGTAAATATCTTTACAGTAGATCAGAACGGTGTAACCATTAACGGGGGGAGGTTAACGATTACAGGTGGGTTACCGCCTGATCAATTAGATCCAAGTTTTAAGGATTCATTGGTGAATCTTGGTCAGAATTATAATGGTGTAGTAATTGATACATCTAACGGAATTGTTATTACAAGGGGAGATTCAAAAGTTCGTATAGTCATGAATGCTACTAGGGGTATAGCAATTCAGACAAGTACGAATGGTTCTACATGGACGGATCGTTTTTATGTTGATTCTAATGGTAATATTACAGCAGCGACTTTAACATTAACAGATCCATCAATTAATGCTGGACATATTCAAGGATCGAGTATAAATGTAAATAATAAATTCATTGTTGATTCACAAGGGAATACAACAATGAATGGATTAACAGCTACTAATGCTAATATATCAGGTAATATAACGATGACTGGCGGGAGCATTAATTGGAGCAATATAAATAGTGACCCTGTAGCAACTAGCGCACAGTCTACTGCTAATAGTGCTTTGAGTGTAGCGTCAAATGCTACGTCTATAGCCCAGGCAATAGCAAATGGTACATACTCAGGCGGTACATTTATTAATGGAAAGCTTATATACGCTCCTGAAATATATGGTGGTAAGATAACTGGTGGAGAAATATTATCTAATTCTACAATTAAAGTAACAACAGATGTTGAAGTGGGGAATAACATTGTATTAGGTTATGGTTCTTCTTCTAATGAATCAAAAACTATTGTATTTTACGGTATTGGTAACTTAACGTTTGCTCCCACAGGAGTAATATTGGCTGCTGCTAATGGTATTAATCTTAATTCTGGTGCTTTAGAAGATCCAAGTGTTTATGCAAATTATGAAAAAATAGCCACAAGAAGTTGGGTTTTACAGAATTCAATAGCGCGTTTTGGATAAATAAGGGATTGTTTCTCCCTTATTTTATTGGAGTAACAATCCCCTGCTCAAAATCAACAATATATTTGGTAGCACCCTCTAAATCTTCTGGTTGAAGAAATTGTAATAGATAATTTTCTTCAAGATATTGAATATTGGTATTTCTATCATAGAAGTAATTGGATTCGTTAACAGGATAGTCAATTCCTAAATAAGTTTTGACTATTGTATTGTTTTTTACATCTCCCCAAATTGCACTACGTTCATCGGTGTATTTGTTTGATAAAAGACGATTAACTTCAAAAAAGTTATAAAAAATATTGTTGTTAATATTATTCACCCCTCTATTCTGTGAATTATTTATATTGTTATTAGAGTTGTTATTATTGTTTTGGTCAGTGTTATTAGAACCAGAAGAATTCTCATTGCTATTAAGCACAACCATTTGTTTTTCTTGATCCCAGCCCACTTCAAGATTAAGTAATTCTGCTGCTTCTCTTATTGGGATGTAAGTTCTTTCGTTATAAACCAATGGCTTGTTATCAAATTCAACAACCTCACCATTGAGCAAGAACTTAACATCCATAAGCACAGCTTCAATTTTTTGAGTTGCGCCTAAAGCTGAAATACCTAAAGCAGAACCTATTAATATACCTATGAATAAAGTAATAATAGTTTTTTTCATAGATTATCACCCCTATTAATATTATAATTAAAATTTAACATTAAATCAATATTTTTGTAATAGAGGTGGAGGATTAATTGTCGGTTTATGTAACTAACAAAACATCAACAAGTATATCAGTTAGTACAACCAATACTGGTAGAAGCAATTATTTATGGGAAATCAATGGTATTGAATCATATACAACTTCGAGTTCGCATACTTTTACTAATTTGACGCCTAATACTACATATACAATTAGATGTTATTTTTGGTCAAGTGGAACATGGTTATTAGATGGCTCTATTACCGAAACCACATTGGCCAATGACAATCCTCCTGCCCCCAATCCACCATCACCTCCTTGGCATCCACCTTACGTTGATTATCGAGTTGAAGGTGGTTATAGATTATATTGGCCTGTTGTTAGTGGTGCTACTTCATATACTTTGAGAGTTAGAAGAGGTTATGATAACTATACTACTACATATAATACATCTTCTACCGCTTATACGGTTACAGGTTTGCAGTATGGTGTTACATATTATGTTTCCGTAAGATCGGAAAATTCCGCTGGTAGTTCTAATTATACAATTGAGCAACCTGCGACAGTTGCACCGAGAACTCCAAATATTACTGGAACGTCTACATCTAACTCCATTACTATTTCAATCAGTGGTATGTCAGGTAATTATGACGAGGTAGTAGTAGATAGATATACAAATAATAATGTATATATAGATAATAAAACTGCTAGTTCTGGGACTTCTACATTAACCTGGACGGGTCTTCAATCTGGTCAGTCCTTTATTTTTAAGGCGAGATCAAGGCTTTATGTCAATAACACTTGGCTTGAAAGTGTATCCGAAGGTGTGGTTCAAGTTCAGGTGGGTGGAACGCGTCCCAATAATTATAGTTGGACTACTCCAAAAACATCAGGTCAACCTTTTTCCTTAACCGCTTCTGAGTGGAATTCATTTACTGCTAGAATAAATCAGTTTCGGATATATAAAGGATTAGGGGCTTTTAGTTTTACTACAGCAACTACAGGTAATTATTTTTTAGCTTCGATGTTTAACCAAGCAGTTACAGCTATATCAGCAATGTCACCACCAACACCACCACCTGCGATGGTATCAAGTGGAGGTATTATATATGCTTCTTATTTGAATGGAATTGTGAATAGTTTAAATTCAATTCCATAAATATAAAATTCAATGAATGGAGGAACGAAATAATTACCATTAATATTGACAAATGTGTTTATATGTGATAAATTATACTCATGGATTATTATTACAGAAAGGAATGAAATCTATGAGTAATCACTATAAGCCACAAGAATTTGCAGAAATGATCGGCGTTTCTGTAAAAACACTTCAACGATGGGATCGTGAGAAAAAGTTAATTGCCAATCGTCATCCTTCAGGAAGAAGATATTATACTCATAAACAATACGTAGATTATATTGGTGAAAGTCATCCGAACGGAAAAGTTGTTATTTATACAAGAGTATCTACCTCAAATCAAAAAGATGATTTAAATAATCAGGTAGAATTTCTTAAACAATATGCTAATGCAAAAGGGATTATTGTTGATGAGATATTTGAGGATATTGGAAGCGGCCTTAATTACAATCGAAAAAAGTGGAATAAACTACTTGAAGAATGTATGTTAGGTCATATTTCAAAAATCTTAGTATCTCATAAAGATAGATTTATCCGCTTTGGTTACGATTGGTTTAAGAAATTTTTAGAGTCTAATGGAGTAGAACTAATTGTAGTAAATAATGAAAAACTTTCACCGCAAGAGGAATTAGTGCAAGATTTGATAAGTATTATTCATGTTTTCTCTTGTAAAATCTACGGGCTTAGAAAGTATAAAAATAAAATTCTGGAGGATGAAGATATTGCTAAGATCGTACAAGACAGAAATTCAATTGAACGAAACACAGAAGAAAATATTTAATCAAACAATTGGTGTTTGCAGATATGTTTATAATTTCTATATCGCGCATAATAAAGAAGTATATGAAAAGGAAAAACATTTTGTATCAGGAATGGATTTTTCCAAGTGGTTAAATAATGAATTCATTCCAAACAATCCAGATTATCAGTGGATCAAACAAGTTTATGCAAAAGCCGCTAAACAGTCGATTATGAATGCTGAGCGAGCATTTAAACAATTCTTTAAAGGACAATCAGGATTTCCTAAGTTTAAAAAGAAAAAGAATCAAGACGTAAAAATGTATTTTGTAAAAAACGATGCGAAAACTATTATCAAATGCGAACGTCATCGAATTAAAATTCCTACATTGGGATGGGTAAGATTAAAAGAATATGGTTATATTCCAACAAAAGCAATCATTAGAAGCGGAACCATATCACAAAAAGCAGGACGTTATTATGTATCTGTTTTAATTGAAGACAATGAACAAAAAAAATTTGAAAATTTTAATGATGGTATTGGAATTGATCTTGGAGTTGGAAAATTTGCAACTCTATCAAATAGTGATCAACAAATCAAAAATATAAATAAAACAACCAAAGTAAGGAAACTTGAGAAATCATTAAAACGTCAACAAAGAAAACTTTCGAGAAAATATGAGGAAGCAAAGAAAAATAAAAATAGGAAGGAGGAAACTGCTACTGGACAAAATATCCAAAAACAAATCCTGAAGGTGCAGAAACTTCATCAACGACTCTCTAACATTCGAGAAAATCATATTAATCAGACGATAAATATGATTATAAAGCAAAAACCACGCTTTATAACAATTGAAGATTTGAATGTTAGAGGCATGATGAAAAATAAGCATTTATCAAAAGCGATCGCACAACAAGGTTTTCATCAATTCCGATCCAAACTTGAAGCAAAATGTAAGGTTCATGGAATTGAATTGAGAATTGTTGATCGTTTCTATCCATCCAGTAAATTATGTTCATGTTGTGGGTATAAAAAAAGTAATCTAAAGTTATCAGATCGAATTTTTGTTTGCGATAATTGCGAAAATGTGGTGGATCGAGACGTGAATGCTGCGATTAATTTGAAAAATGCTAAGACGTATAAAATCGCATAAAAACAAGCGATTATACGTATGTACCGATGGCTTAGTCGGGAATTAACGCCTGTGGAGTGTTGTAGAACCTGTAGTAGCATGATGCGAGGCAGAACACGTTGAAGCAGGAACTTTTCTCGATATGGATATTTGTCCATATTTTGAGTAGCAGAGGGTTTAATGGTTATGTATAATAATAACCCTTTGATATATGAACTACGAAGTGGATTAGATGGAGATGAATTTGTAGAATATACTGAGACATATAAGATTATTAATGGAAAGATTTTATTATCTGAACTTCCTGTAGAGCGCAAAAGGGTTCAGATTACCGGCTACTCTGAAGTCTTAAATATCGCTCAAGGATTAAACAGTAATCAGTTTTACGTTAATTATCTATCTGGTCATGTATTTTTTAATCCATCTGAAGAAGGTAAAACAGTCCAAGTCCATTTTTTTGGTAGAGGATTGGTTTTTATCCCTGCTTCACGTATTTATACTATAGAAAACAATGGTGAAGTTGTTCAGCTTTTAAGCGATCTTACTGAGGGTGCAAACAACTTTTATTATATAGGGGAATATAATTCAGAAACCATTTATCAAAAGTTTAATTTAGTTTCCTATGGTGGATCATTGTATTTATGCAAACAATCAACCCAAGGTAATTCTCCTTCTAATCCTAATTATTGGGTATTAGTTTCAGGTTTTAGATGGAGAGGAACATATAATACAGCAAGTAGCTATAATGCTGGTGATGTGGTATCAAACTCTGATAAAACCATTTTATATCAAGCAGTTGTTTCGAGTACGGGTATTCCTCTTACCAACTCTAATTATTGGAAAGAAATAATAAATATTGATGAGACTATTCAATTAATTAATCAAGCCGAAGAAGCACGATCTGAAGCTGAAAGTATCAGAGAAGAAAACGAAGTGCAACGCAATGACAATGAGTATAATAGGATTCAAGCAGAACTTTATCGTGAATTGGCTGAATCAGATCGTTTGATAGAAGAGGCTACTAGAAAACTGAATGAAAATACAAGGATATCCAATGAGAATAATCGTCAATCTGCTGAATCAAATCGTGCTGCTGCTGAAAGTAATAGGGAGTCTAATGAGCAATTAAGAATCTCTCAGGAAAGCGTAAGAGAATCAAACGAAGCAACTAGACAATCACAAGAATCTACTCGTCAAGCAAATGAAACTCTTAGAGAATCTAATGAAGACACTAGAGAATCTAATGAAAGTATAAGACAAACTAATGAATTAACAAGGCAAAATAATGAAGCGAATCGTCAATCTGCAGAACAAACGAGACAGGATAATGAAGCAATAAGACAATCACAAGAAGATGAGCGTCAGATAAATACAACGACAGCTATAAATAATGCGAATTCAGCGGCGAATAATGCACAGAATTTGGTGAACACATCTGTACATTTAGGAGAATACAATCCGTCTACTCAATATGTTAAAAACAATCATGTAAGATACAACGGCTCAACTTGGCGTTGTATGCAAGATTGTCAGGGTGTGACACCAGTAGAGGGGCAATTTTGGACTTTGGTAGCCCAAAAGGGGCTTGATGGATTAGGATCTGTATCAAGTGTTAATAACAAGTCTCCAGATGCTCAGGGTAATGTTCAATTAACTTACGAAGATGTGGGCGCAGAGACACCAGAAGGAGCACAAAGCAAAGCCGACTTAGCGGAGCAGAATGCCAAAAACGCAAGTATTCCTAGAGACGGTAGCATTCCTATTCCTATAGGTAATAGATTTCAAATCGTACATAACAAAGATTTAGATAGTATTGATTTTGAGGTATTGACATGATCATAAAAAGAATAAACAAAGACAAGACCGTTTCTTTAGCTGGAGAGATTGTTGAAATTCAATTTGGATTTGACGAAGAGTCTTTGGTTGATGAAAATCTGATGATTGACGAGAATGTTTTAATTAACGACGAAGATGAATTATCTTCGCTACTTCAATTATTTCTTGGAATCGAATCTGTGCTTCTGGAAGTGGATCAAGTAAGACTAATGAGCAATGGATATTTATGTGTTGGTGAGTTTATCGAAGCCTGGTCAACTTATAGTGACCAAGAAGTAGAAGATATTGAAGTTGTGGATGTGGCATTCACAGAAGAGAGTGCAGTTGAGGATTTTTTCGAAGTGTTGTTTGGGATTCAGCACGGTCTTGCGGAAGTTGATGCTGTTCGAATAGACTCCAAAAGGAACTATTTTTTCCCAGAAGTCACAGAGAATGTTATTTTTTAGAGGAGTGAGATAAATATATGGCTTTATTTAGTTTATCAGAAATTATAGGAACGCTTAAAGATAATGTAAGCAAGGCATTGAAAGTTAAGGGAGAAGTTGAACTAACGGGGAGTAGTGTGCAAGATACACAAGCAATTCCGGTTAAGAGGGTTGCTAGAGTAGAGGTTGAAACACTTGTTAATGCACAGTCTGTGCCATCGTCTGGAGGTCAGACCACACCTGTAAGCATTGGTGGTAAGGGAGAAGACGAAACATATGTCCTTATCAACTGTGATAAACAGCCTTGGTCGTTCAGATCTGGTGCAGCTTGGAATGTTGCACACGGCTATAGTAGTTTGAATTGCGTATACCCTAAAAGGGAAAATGTTACAACGGCATATTCTAACTTATCTAACCCATGCATCTCGTTATTTTTGGGTTTTAGTTTCGCAAGTAATGTTGGATTGACAGAACCCACGTCTTTACAAGAGGCTAAAAGCGTAGCAATCCCAGCATCGAATGAACAGATTAAGGTTGTAAACTACAGTTCAGAAACAGCCACGGTTACAATCAGAGTTGTGAGAGTATGGAGGTAACACTATGGATGAACAACGAAAACAACAAATCATATCCATTTTGCAGGGGATTTATGATGATTTTCTTCCAACAGAAGATGAGCCGGAAATGACTATGTTTGGTCTAATAAGTCGATATAACGCTACTGATCAAAACATCGAGTTTATCGGTGGTGATTGGGTTGTTGAAAATTGCCCAGATCCACTGAAAAGTTTACCAATTTGAGGTGATTAATAATGGCTGATACAAGCACAAGATACGGGGTCGGTAACGACTCTATTAAAATCAAAATGATAGATAATGGGGACGGGACGTATTCAGAGGGTGTCAAACTAACGGGGAGTATAGATACAGTTGATGCCGCACCTGTGACAGGTGTTAAAACTGTGACGGCAACAGCGGCGGAAATTTTCGCAGGTGCATCGCGAAAAGAAAACAGACGGTATCTCATCGTCAAAAACGAGTCAACACAGTATCGGATCCGCATAGGATCGTCAACAGTTACAGCAGCCACTGGATTCCCGGTCGAACCGGGAGGGATCATTGAATTTAACTTTAATCCTAGCGTAGTCGTGCAGATTTTTGCGGTATCTGAAAGTGCAAACTCAGTAGAGGTGGCGGTGATGGAGATATGATTGCTTTGTTTGAAGAGTTGAACGGCGTGACAAGAATAAAAGTCGATTTTTCTGACGAAGGCGTAAACTTGCAAGGAGAAACAGAAGTAAAAGGAGATAGACAAACGGCAGAACGGTATGTGCATATCTTTGAAGCTGACTTGCGGAGGAATTTTTCGGAGCTTTTTCCTGTACCTGAACCAGAGACCAATGAAGGCGGCGAAGAAACATGAAATATGTGAACGGTAAGTATTTTTCGCGCGAGATCGCTGTAAAAGGCCGTGAGTTAGAGATGCAGCTTGCTCGCGACTTTTTCACGAAAGGGCCTACGACGAGTGTTGATACACAGCGAGACTGGCAAAAACGTCTTGAAGACTTGACTTTCGGAAAAAATACAGTTATCTATGACGACTTAGGAAATCCTAGCGTGATGGTAAAGTTTACAGTTAAAACACTTGACGAGCTTATACCAGGTGCGCCGACCAGTCCGCATCCTGCTTTTATTGTGAACGGCAAAATGAAACCAGAGATTTTTATATCAAAGTACCAAAATATTGTGGTTGGTGCATCAGGCAGTGAACGCGCAATTAGCTTGCCGATGACAGACCCGCGGGCTTCAATTAGTTTTGATAATGCTCGTCAATACTGTGCTAACAAAGGTACAGGCTGGCACCTCATGACCAACGCCGAATGGGCGGCCATTGCGTTGTGGTGCCGAAAGGTAGGCAAAATGCCCCGAGGAAACACAAGTAACGGGGCTTCTTCTGACGCACCTTATGAACGCGGCGTGAAGACGACCTCCGGTAGTTATCATCGCACTCTGACCAGTTCCGGCCCAGCATCCTGGAACCACGATGGAACCCTAGACGGTATCGCTGATTTGTGCGGAAATGTCTGGGAGTGGGTACAAGGACTGAAAATCATCGACAGTATTGCTCATGTCATGATCGACAACAACTTTGCTGATCCCGAATCGGCATGGGTAAATACCGGGGTGAATATCACTGCCGGCATGACCAGCGGGCATCGAATTCTGACGATGCGCGAAGGTGCTATCCCAAATACGCCGAGCATGGACTGGTCAGCACTTGCGATTCCGGCCACTACCAGCAGCTCAGGTTCTGCGGATTACGGTAACGACGGATATTGGTTTAATGTAGCGGGAGAACGGCTGCCGATTCGCGGCGGCGACTGGCAGGGTGTCGCTGCTGCCGGGGTGTTCGCGCTCAACCTGAACGACCCTCGGTGGAACTTGCGTTCGAACGTTGGCTTCCGCTCCGCTTTTATTCCGTGATTTTGTTCCCGTGTTGGAAGTTACTACTATCGAAGGCGGTGAAATCGTATGAAGTATGTAAGCGGAAAGTATTTTTCGCGCGAGATTGCAGTCAAAGCAAGAGAGCTTGAACTGCAGATCACGAGAGACTTTTTTTCGAACGGTGTAACGACGAACGAAGATATACAACGTGACTGGCAAAAACGTCTTGAAGATATAACCTTTGGTAAAAACACCGTACTATATGATGACTTTGGCAACCCTAGTATCATGGTCAAGTTTACAGTTAAAACGCTTGACGAGCTTATACCGGGCGCACCAACTACACCGCATCCTGCGTTTATCGTGAATGGCGTGATTAAACCAGAAATTTTTATCTCTAAATATCAGAACATTGTAGTTGGTGCATCAGGCAGTGAACGCGCAATTAGCTTGCCGATGCAAGACCCGAGGGCTTCTATCAATTACGATGCGGCAAAGGGCTACTGCACGGCGAAAGGAGCAGGCTGGCACCTTATGACCAATGCCGAGTGGGCTGTGATTGCCCTCTGGTGCAAAGCTAACGGTTTCCAACCACGAGGCAACAATAACTATGGCGCAGACATTTCCGCCTCGTATGAACGAGGCAAAGAAACATATTTTGATTCTGAGGCTGGCAAGACGGGCCGTGTCGCTACCGGATCGGGACCCGCCTCTTGGGCACACGATAACACACCGGCAGGGATTTACGACTTGAACGGTAACGTATGGGAATGGGTGCAAGGACTGAAAATCATTGACGGCGCCGCCTATGTGATGATTGACAACAATTTCACAGATAATGAATCGGATTGGGTAAATACAGGTGTGAATATTACTACCGGCATGAGCAGCGGAAACCGTATTCTTACGATGCGCGAAGGTGCGATCCCGAATACGCCGAGCATGGACTGGTCAGCACTTGCGATTCCGGCTACTACTAGCAGCTCAGGTTCTGCGGATTACGGGAACGATGCGTACTGGTTTATTGCCGGGGGAGAACGACTGGCGGCTCGCGGCGGCTACTGGCGCAATGGCTCCAGTGCGGGCGTTTTCGCGCTCAACTTGGGCTACACTCGCTCGGTCGTGAGCCCGACACTCGGGTTCCGCTCCGCTTTTATTCCGTGATTTGTAATTAAACTAACGAAGTTCTAGATTATGGAAAACTGAGGAAGCGCATGGTATAATTGTGGATGCAGGCTAGTCCGAACTGATCACTCGGATGAAAGGCGTTCCTTGGGCGCTTGCCTGTACCACAATCCCAAGGGCAAATACCAATGCCAAGGAGTTGGTTATATCATGTTACTATCCTCACTCTGGTCTGCATACGAGGCAGACAAGAGGCTAGAGGGGTATTCTTCGCATACCCTGAAAGCCTATCATCTCCAGTTGCAACTTCTAGTCCGGCATATCGGCGATGTCGATGTGCAAACCATCACCTACGAAATGCTAAAAGGCTATCTTGTTGAATCGACGCGGCACCTGAAGCCAGCGAGCATCGGTCATCGTGT